CCCGACGGCGGCGCGGCGGTTCGGCACCTCTACGAGGCGCCGCCTGAGAACTCGCAGCCCCTCGGCTGCCTGAGTCCCTACCGCACCGGCTACGCGCTCTGGACCGAGAAGGCCGGGCTGGTGATGCCGGCCGACTTCTCCTCGGAGCGGATCGACGCAGGCAAGTTCCTGGAGCCGGCGCTCGCCGCCTGGGCCTCGGACAAGTTCAAGCTGAAGCTGCGGAAGGTCCGCCGCTATCACCAGCATGAGACGGTCGAGGGTTGGGGCGCGAGCCTCGACTACGAAGTCCACGGCATCGGCATGCCCCCGGTCGAGTTCAAGAACGTGGACCGGGCGATCTTCGCGCGCGACTGGATGGCCGAGGGCGACGACATCATCGCCCCGCCCATCCACATCAACCTCCAGCTTCAGCACCAGATGGGCGCCTGCGGCGCGGACCACGGCTTCATCGTGGCCTGCATCGGCGGCAACGAGTTGAAGCTCGGGCGCATCCCCCGGCACGAGCCGACCCAGACCCGCATCGCCGAGGCGATCACCGCCTTCTGGGCGGGCGTGAAGGCCCAGGTTCCCCCGATCCTGGTGGCGGACTACGAGGCGGTCTCCAAGGCGCACGCCTTCGGCGACAAGGGCGCGGTCGCGGACCTCTCGGGCGTCGAGGGCTTCCCCGCCCTCTGCGACCGATACCTCGAACTGAAGCGGCAGGCCGATGAACTCGAAGTGTCCCTGGAGACGGCGAAGGGGCAGATCGCCATCCACCTGGGCGAGGCGACGAAGGCCACGGCCCCTGGCGTCCGAGTGTCCTGGTCGGTGATCCACCGGCCCGAGAAGGTGATCCCGGAGCGCAAGCAGGAGGCCAAGACCTACCGAGGCGCGCTCATCGTCACGAAGGAGGTGTGAGATGCCGAGCGAAGTCACGACGTTGGAGCCGCGCCCGGCCAAGGCGCCGCTCTTGAGCGGAAGCCGGGTGGCGGCCATCGTGCCGACCGACGTGGAGCAGGTCTTCCGGCTGGCGAAGGCGATTGCCCTCGCCGGGTGGGCGCCGAAGTCCTACCTCTTCGATCCGAAGAACTCATCCGGCGGCTACGACGAGTCGAAGATCGCGGTGGGCATCCTGCACGGGATGGAACTGGGCCTCACGCCCATCGCGGCCTTGCAGTCCATCGCGGTCATCAACGGCACGCCGAGCATCTACGGCGACGGCGCCCTCGCGGTGGTCCAGGCCTCGGGGTTGATGGAGGACTTCCGCGAGGAGCCGATGGTCGAGGGCGGCAAGGTTGTCGGATACCGCTGCACGGCGAAGCGCCGGGGCGTGCCGACGCCCTTCGTCCAGGACTTCACCCTCACCGACGCAGCGAGGGCGAAGCTGATCGGCAAGCCCGGCCCCTGGCAGGAGTACCAGGGCCGCATGCTCCAGATGCGCGCTCGCGCCTGGACGCTGCGGGCCGGCTTCGCCGATGTCCTGCGCGGCATGAGCATCGCCGAGGAAGCGCAGGACATCCACGACCTCGGCACGGCCCGGGAGGTCAAGGCCGAGCCGCCCCCCAGGCCCGCACTCACCGCCAGCGCCGCACTCGATGCGTTCGCGGGCGAGGGGGCTGCGGCGCCGCCTGAGCCTCAAAAGGAGCGTGTATTGAATGACGACGTCTAGCACCAAGCCGATCCCGCTTGGCGCTCTGGAGGCGGGCCTCGGTGCCCGCTTCCGCGAGAAGCGCAGAGCGGCTGGAGTGTGGCTGGTCCCCCTCGCGCAGCACCTCGATGTGAGCGTCAACACGATTCGCTGGCACGAAGCCGGCGCTCGGATGATGCGCGCCGACATGCTGGTGAAGGCAGCCCACTTCATGAAGATCGAACCGCGTGAACTGCTGCCCGAGGCTGGCGAGGCACCCGCGCCGGTCGGCATCTCCACTGCAACCGAAGGAACCTGAGTCATGCCATCGAAGATGATCGCCGACCTCGTCGTGAAGGTGGGTGAGTACGAGCGCAACGGCGAGCGCAAGTCGATCAACAAGAACATCGGCACGCTGATGGAGAACGACGACGGGCGCCAGTTCGTCCTCATCGACTCCACGGTCCTCACGATGGAACTGAACTACATCGCGAACAAGGATCGCCGCGAGAAGATGATCGTGTCGGTGTTCCCGAAGCGGGACGAGGACTCGGGCGAGGGCCAGCAGCGCCGCAGCAATGGCGGCGGCGGATCGGGCAACCGCACCAGCGGCAACGGCGGTGGTGGCGGCAACAGCCGCAACGCCCCGGACGACGACATCCCGTTCTAAGGGGCGGCCATGACGCGCGAAGCCATGCGATTGCAGGACGTCTTCCTGCTGGTGGTCCTCTGGTGTGGAGCGATGGTCACTCTCGGCCTCGCGGCCCGCGCCATGATCTTCCTCTTCTGCATCGGCTACGGCTGCTGAGACGGGGCGAAAGATGGACCTCTTCGAGTCTACCTTTCTGAGGAACCTCCGGGACCAATGGCGCTCCGTCATTGAGTCCGACGGAGGGCAGTGCCCCTGCTGCGCGCGGTGGGGGAAGGTCTACCGCCGGCACATCAACGAGACGATGGCACGCAGCCTCATCTGGCTCTGCCACGCGCCGACGGTCGAGGATGGGTGGGTCAATGTGCCCACCCAGGCCCCGCGCTGGCTTGTGCGCTCGAACCAGCTTCCCACCCTGCGCTGGTGGGACTTGGTCTACCGCGCGAGCAGCGACGAACAGGACCGACGCTTCAGCGGCATGTGGAGGCCCACCGCGCTTGGTCGCGCCTTCGCGGCCGGCTCCGTGGAGATTCCGCGCACGGTCTACACCTACAACGGCGAGCGCGAGAAATACGGCACAGCGCGAATCCGCATCGCCGACTGCTTCGACAGCCACTTCTCCTACCAGGAAGTCATGAAGGGAACGGCCCATGAAGGGTAGCGGCTTCATCCGCAGCGACTTCGGACAGTTCGTGCTGGCGATGCTCGCCATCATGGGCGCGTCCTTCTTCGGCACTCTCATCGCGGGCGCGATGCTGCTCGCGGTCTTTCGCTGAAGGAGACGCGGGATGGTCTCGGTGATGGTCGAGGTCGAGGCGTGGGAGGTTCTGCAAGACCTCAAGACGCGCGACGTCGTGAAGGAACTCTGCGACCGGGCAAGGGACGGCGACCGGGAGGCTCGGCAGGCTCTCGGCTCCGATGCGACGGCCGTGGAGCGGGCGATTGAGCATCTGCGAGCCGGCCGGGCCGAGCAGGCGCTCGAAGCCCTCACGGCTCTCGAAGAGAGGCCGCGCAACAACGTCTCGGCCGACTACAACTCTGCACGCCAGGGCAAGCACCCCTTCCTTCTGGTGCGCTGCGCCTCGCAGGGAGCGCCGAACTGATGGCCGAACTCTACCTGGACAGTATCGACGTCTGCCGGCGGTTGGCGGCAGCCTGCAAGAGCGCGGGCGGCCAGAAGGCGTGGGCCGACAAGCACAGCATATCCGGCAGCTACGTGAGCGACGTTCTGCACTCGCGACGCGAGCCGGGCGATTCCATCCTGAAGGCGCTCGGGCTGGTCCGAGTGGTCCGGTATCGAGCGAAGGCGAACACGCAGTGAGCGACGAGGAAACGAGCGTCTCGGTTACGGCGAAGACTGCATGGCACGCCTGGGATGGCGTGTTCGTCTTCACCCTGGAGGAGGAAGGCGAGCCGCCCATCGTGCTGCGCCTGGGCTACGGCGACTGCGAGTGGGTCGTCACGGCCTGCGACTTCGCGGCGCGCAAGCGGCCCTTCGACAAGGTGCTGTCCCTGCACGCGGTGGCCGAGAGCGGCGGGAGGCTGTTGTTCGCCAGAGTGACCGCAGATGCCGGCCGGGTGGGCTTCAGCATCGAGGCGCCGTTCGGACTCATGGGCTGGTCCTGCCTGTTCGACGGCGCGGAGGCCGAAGGCATCAAGCGCACGGCCCGGCAGGCGATGCGGCAGGCCGACTCGCGGTGATGGAGAGGGTGATGATCGAAGCAGTGTTCCCGGCCATCTTCGTGGCGTTCGCGGTGTGCCTCTATCTCGGACTGAGGGGGAGCCGATGACCGACGCTTGGGACGGTCGCCCCCCAAACCCAGAACAGAGTGAGTGGTATTGGCTTGATCTGGACGCGCCCAACCACGACACGCCGATTGCCGCCCTTTGGGGGAATGGCGCTTGGCTTCTCCCAAGCCCAGAGGGGATCACGCCACGAGGGCTGACCCTAGCTCTGTCGAGGCGAGGGCGGTCGGCTCGCTGCCTCGGTCGCTGCCTGACCCCACCCGAAGTCGCAGGCCGCGTTGAGGCGGCGCATGGTGGGGCGCAGCAGGAGTTGGCGCGGGTTCGAAAGGCACTGTTGGCGCTCCTTCTGCATGTCGAGGCGTCATGTCGGCGAGAGTTGCTGCCGCCGCCGATTGAGGCAGAAGACGCCCGCGAAGCGCTGCGGCAAGCAGCACTCACGAAGGACCACGCATGACCAACGCAATCGAGTTGTTCCAGGCCGAGCATGGCGGCTGGATCGTCAAGCGGCACAACCCAATCGACGCCGATATGCGAATCCTGTTTGCAGGCAGCGTCGAGGACTGCATCGCCTACGTGCGCAAGTGGATGGAGGAGCATCAATGACCAACTGGGTCGATGCGATCTACGAGGCCACCGGAATGGTGGTGAACGAGTCGCAGGCGAAAGCCATCGGGCGGCTGGTGGAGGCGCGCGTCGCCGAGCGGCTGCGCTATGCGGTCGATTGGCAGCCCATCGCCACCATGCCCCAGGAGACGAAGGCGCTGGTGTCGGACGGCGCGCTGATCCGGCCGGGCGTTCGGCAGGGCGACACCATCCTGGCGCCCTTCCCGATGGTGATCGGCCTCTGGACGCACTGGGCGAGCTTCCCGAAGCCGCCCCGCATCGAGGAGGGGCGACGCGGTGGCTGACATCCTGGAACGACTGCACCACCACGCCAGAGTGGGCGATGGATGGACTCGGCCGGATGCGGCTAAAGCCGCCGATGAGATTGAGCGACTGCGCCACGACCTGACAATCGCTCGCTTGGACAGGGACCACGCAAAAGCCGAACGCGACAACGCTGAACGCCTCGTTAATGAGGCACGGGCCGAGCGAGACGAAGCCGTTGCCACGCTGGCGCTCTACCGCGCGGAGAACGGCTGCACGCGCGGCCAACGGACCACGCAGTGGTGCGGCGAGGCCACCCGGCTACGGCGCGCATGGCTGCGCGTGATCCAGCTTGAGAACGCTTGTCCAGCCAGCGGCGGCGGGTGCCTCTCTAAGCGGTGCGGGTGTCTGGCGGAAATGGAGGTGCTGATCGGTGAAAACGGCAATACCCATACCGCCCTGAAGGAGGCCGAGTGATGTCGATGGAGTGGGTTCTGCTGCTGGGCGTCGGCGCGTTTGGAGCCGGGGCATGGCTCGGTGTTCGAGTCGAACGCAGGCAGTGGGTGTCTGCGGCACACGAGGACTACCTTGTCGCCGGGGCGCGCTATTGCCATGGGACGTTCTTCTATGTCCTGCCCGAGCGGACGTTCAACTTCGTGCAGATGAAGGCGCTCGCATGGGAGCAGTCGAACGCAGCCTCGGCGAAGCGAGGCCAGTGATGAAGGAGGAGACCCGCATGATGCAGGAGCCGAGCGTCGAGTTCCCGCGCGTCGCCCTGTGCTGGATCACCCCGGACGCGGACTTGCTGATCGCGCGGATCGCGCGGGTGTCGAACCCCGCCAACGAGGGCAACGACGCCACCGCCGAGCGGCTCATCCGCTACATGATCCGGCACAAGCACTGGTCGCCCTTCGAGATGGCCTCGATGTGCCTGGAGATCGTGACGACCCGCGACATCGCCCGGCAACTGCTGCGGCACCGCTCCTTCTCCTTCCAGGAGTTCAGCCAGCGGTATGCCGAGGTGGACAGCCTGCCACCGGCTCCGCTGCGCGAGGCGCGCCTGCAAGACACCAAGAACCGGCAGAACAGCCTGGAGACGGACGACGACGCCCTGCACCGCGAGTGGGAGCGCAGGCAGAGCGAGGTGATGACCATCGCGAAGCGGCACTACGAGTGGGCGATCCTCAACGGCATTGCGAAGGAAGTGGCGCGTGCGCAGTTGCCCGAGGGCCTGACCACCAGCCGGCTCTACATGGCGGGGACCATCCGAAGCTGGTTGCATTTCTGCGGGCTGCGGCGCGGTGTCGAGACGCAGAAGGAGACGCGGCTGATCGCGGAGAAGGCCTGGGCGCAACTGGCGTTCAGCACCCCCCTCGTGGCGGCGGCCTGGGAGGGCCAGCATGCCGGCTAAGGCGCCGCGCGACGTCATGCTGTTCCCGCCGACCGAGCGGGAGGCCACCCTGGAGGAGGTCCGCGTCGAACTGGCGGCAGCGATGGCGAAGCTCTGCGCGGCCACACGCGAGGCCGAGGAGTGCATCGGCGGGCGAGCGGGCGAGTGTGCCGCCTGCCCGATGCACGCCACCCCTCACATCAACGACGTCCTGGTGCGGATCGCGCGGAAGAAGGTGAAGAAGCATGCCTAGCCACGCGAGCAATGTGCGACCGGCCCGAATGTCGCACTGGTGGCTCCAGTTGTTCCGGGATGAGATGAACAGGCGCGTGGGCGAGGCCATGAAGGTCATGGTGAAGAACCGCCCCGAAGATGAGGCAGTGACGCTGATGACGCTGGACGAACTGATCGCCATGACCGAAGCAGGACCGGCCGTGGTGATGATGGGCAAGGACGACGCACTCGAACTGATGCAGCGGCTCCGGTTGGCCGAGCTTCAGGTCGAGGCCGCGCGCAAGCAGGCCGCATACCAATCGACACGCGCGGCCCGCGAGAAGGAGGCCCTGGCAGCGATCCGGGCGCGCCTCGACGAACTCCAGACCAAGAAGGAAGCCGAAAGTGAGCGTTGAAATCTTCAAGGACCAGAAGGCGTTCATGGTCGCCTCCGGTCAGCAGCCCTCCGACCGGATGGCGATCCTCTACCAGAGCCTCATCGCCGAGGAACACAGCGAACTCCTCTATGCCTTCGGCAAGTGGTGCGACGCGATGAACGAGAAGCGGGATCGCCTCGCTGAGACGACCGAGGTCGCCGACGCCTGCATCGACATCATCTACGTCGCCATCGGGATGCTGCACGCCCTTGGCCTCGATCCCCAGGCGCTCTGGAATGAGGTGCAGCGGTCGAACATGGACAAGCTGAAGCACCCCGACGGCCAGGGCGGCTTCGTCTACGAGGTCCGCCGCCGTGAGGACGGGAAGATTCTCAAGCCCGACGGGTGGACCCCGCCGAACCTCCGACACATCGTCGCCTGCAACCTAGAAGGGACCGAGCCGTGAAGAAGAACATGATCCTGGTCGAGGCCATCGACGCCGACGGCATCCCCTGCGTGGGCGATGCCCTGGACCTCGATGACCGCAGCTTCCGCGCCCTGGTGCTGAACGTCTTCTGGAACGCGAAGGCACTGGCCGGCGTGGACCCGGCGAGCCTGGAAGGCGGCGACATCCCGCTGCGCCTGCGCCCGGATGCGAAGGCGGTCATGTCGATGGAGGAGTACGTCGCCCAGACGAACGAACTCATCCGGCAGGCCGACGAAGCCCGCAAGGCGGCCGAAGCCGAAGGAGAGGCTACGAAGGAGACTTCGTGAATCGCCTGCGGACGGAGGAAGTCGCGGCACTTCTTGGTGTGTCGCGACGCACCGCTCAAGCTATGTGCCAGCGGGGGGAAATCCCCTCCGCTGCGCAGTTCGGCCGCACATGGACGGTCCGGGCGGATGCGCTCGCACAGTGGATCACAATGAAGGAGAGAACGTGGATGGAAACATCTACCTCAGAGGCAAGACCTACTGGGGCCGAGTCTGGGTTCAAGGCAAAGAGCATCGACGCAGCCTACGCACAACTGATGAAGCAGAGGCCCGCGCCGAGGTAGAGGCGTGGCGCAAGGAGCTTGAGGCGGGCGCCCCGACGGGGGGCGGCAGCGACCCCACCTGGAAGGAGGCGGTCGTCGCCTGGGCCGAGACCATCGGCGCGATGCAGGGCGAGGACGGCCTGAAGCCGAAGGTGAAGAAGCGGTACCTGGAATCGCTGCGCATGGTGGACCAGTTCTGGTCGCCGCTGCACCTGTCTCGCATCGGGCGGCGCGAGATCGCCGAGTTCGTCAAAGTGCGAAAGAAGGGCTTCCGGCGGATCGAGCCGGATGGCGCCGAGGTCGCCATCGCCCCGGTCACGAACGCCACGGTCCGCCGCGACCTCACGGCCTTGTCCAGCGTCTTCCGGGTGGCCGTGGCCTCGGGGATGACCGACCACAACCCGGCCAGGGAGTGGGATCGGGGGGTGATCAAGGAGCGCAAGCGGGTCTTCGTCCCGCCGCTGCCGCACGAGATCGAGACGGTCATCGGCTACGCCCAGGGGAACTTCGCCCGGCTGATCGCCTTCGCGGCGAACACGGGCATCCGGCAGCAGGAGGCGGTCGGGATCGAGTGGCGGGACTTCCGGCGGGAGAACGCCGAGCTTCTGCTGCCCCGCACCAAGGTCTCGCGCCCCCGGGCGGTTCGGGTCGCCAGCCCAGGCGGGGATGCCACCGGCACAATCACCGGCACACCCCGGCACATCCGATCCGGGCTGGCTTTCTGGCACGGCGTGGATGGTGAGCCGTTCCGTGGGGCGGCCGGGCAGTTCCGGGAGGTGATGGCCCGAGCGGTCGCAGGAGAGGCCGCAGAAGGCCGCACGCTGCGGCGTTTCCGCTTCCACGACCTTCGCCATGCCTTCGCGGTTCGGTGGCTCCTGGCGGGCGGCGACATCTACGCCCTCTCGAAGCATCTCGGGCACACCTCGGTGAAGACCACCGAGATATATCTGGCCTACGTGAGCGACTACCGGGATGCGCAGGGCGAGAACCGGCACAGCGACCGGCACAACCCCACCGGCTCGGTCGGCACAGCGACGGCGGCGGATTCCGCCAAGTCCGCGTAGCTGCGCTACTATTCAGGCCCTCGATGAACCGGCAGGAAACCGTTGAGGCGGCTGCTCAGCGGTCTTGAAATCCGCATGAGGGTTATCAAGGGCCTGATTGTATTCGGTGGGGTGGCAGAGAGGCTTATTGCTCCAGTCTTGAAAACTGGCGATGTTTCAAAGACATCCGTGGGTTCGAATCCCACCCCCACCGCCAACGCAGCCCGCGTCTTGCGCGCAGAGAACGCAGCTTCGGACGGCACATGAAACCGGCACACCCGGCACAGGAGGCTGCGATGGCCCATCTGGTCAACCATATCCACGAGAACATGGGCTTCGCCGACCCCGACGGGGCCGAGGAGAGCATGTCCTGGGCTGAGATGGTCCCGGTCATCCTGGCCGGGCTGCGCACGCCCGAGACCTTCATGCAGGCGGTCGAACTGATGCGGCGGATGGCTGACGCGGCCGACGGGAAAGAGAAAGGCCCCGGGCATTAAGCTCAGGGCCTAGTTGGACTGGTCCGGGAGGAATGCCGCCACGCTACTTCTGCGTGGTGGCCTTGTCCAGCATTTCGGTCTTCCGGGCCGGATCAACCAGCGACCTCGAAGTTCGAGGCGATGGAGACGCGAGCTTCGCGGCTTCGGTTCGGCTCGACGTAGTGCGTGACGTGGCCCGGGAAGAACACGGCCAGACCTGGGCGGGGCGACACACGGTGGTAGGGGCGGCAGGACGTGGAGCCGTCGATCCCATCAGACCAGAGCGCAGCCGAGGCCGGGTCCATGAGGACGAGGTCTCCCGCCCCAGGGGCCGCCGAGAGGTAGTAGGCGCCGACGAGGATGTGCTGAGGGTGTGCGTGCGGGGTCATCCCCTCGCCGGGTCTTGTCGCGTTCGCCCACCCCCGCGCGTGGCGGATCGTCACAGGAACCGGACGATGCCGCATCATCTCCCTGGCTTCAGCGAGCAGCCGACGCGATAGCTCGGCGATGGCCGGGGCCGGGTTGTCCCAGATGTTCGAGAAGCGTGTCGTGGTCGGCACGGCGCGAAGGGCCGCGTCGATCTCGCGGTTGAGCGCTTCGTCCCCGATCTCGAACACGCCCACCGGGGTAGGCCAGAGAAGCTCGATCACGACTTTCCGTTGCTCGCCATGATCTCGGTCTTCTTCGCCGAGCCGGCCGAGGAGCCGAAGTAGTAGGCGCAGATGCCGGCGAAGGCCGTGGACAGGCCGCCCACCATGAGCAGCAGGGCCTCACTGCCCCCGCCCGCCGGCATGCCGTGGTTGAGCATGTAGAACAGCACCCCGAAGTAGCCGGCCAGGATGCCGGCGGCGAGCAGCCGGGGCGTCCAGTCCTTGGTGGCGACCTCCCGCGCACGCGCGTCGGATCGGTCGCCGGCCGCCACCCGTTCGAGGTCCACCTCAAGCTCGCGCATGCGGACCGCGAAGTCGTTGTCGGCCTTCTTCAGCGCCGCCAGTTGCTCGGGCGTAGCCTTCGCCAGGGCAGCCGCCAGTTCGGCTTCTGGCGCGTCCTCGTCGCCCAGGACGGCTCCCGCTATGGCTCGGGTCGCCATGCCCGCCAGCGGGCCTCCCAGGGCCGTGGCGATGGTCGGAGCGATGGTGCCGACCAGAGACTTCCAATCGAAAGGCATGGCGGCCTCCTCAGGTCAGGCCGAGCATGGATCGGGCCTTGGGGTAGTAGGGGCTGGCCGAGTCCGCGACGGTCCAGGCGCTCGGCATGCCAAGGTTCTCGGGGACCGGCGCGGTGACGATGCCACCCTCGACCATCTTGAACAGATGGTCGCTCACCCGGACGATCCGGGCACCGTTCACGTCTTCGCTGACGAGCGGGTAGTCATACACGTTCGGTGTCTCAGTCATGGGTTGCTCCCTTCACGCTGGCGAGGGTCAGTTCGACCGACCGGATCATGTCCGGGATGGAGGTCGCATTGTTGATGAGGGTGTCTTCGGTGATGCTGCGCTGCATCCGCTCCGAGGCGTGGTCCATCGTCGCCAGCCCCGGGCGCACGATCCGCCAGACGAATCCGCCCACATCGCGGATCACCTCGGCCTCGTTCGGGAACCGCACGTCGTCACAGACGATGCACGATTCGGGCGTCGCCATCGCGACCTCGCGCCAGCGGTTCACCCAAAGGTCCGGGTGAATGAGGCGCCTGCCCCACTCCGTCCCGAGGGTCTGCATGATGTGCCTCGGCGTGCTGCCACCCGCCCAGGCGAGTGGCTGCATCTTCTGGTCCCCGTCAAGCTGCTCGTCGGTCAGGCCCAGGCCTGCCTTCAGCATGTCCTTCAGAGGGCCAGCGAAGCGTTGCCGCACGAAGCCATGCCGTTCGATGAGGTGGCGGGCCACGAGCGTCTTGCCCGAGCCTGCCAGCCCCACCACGCCGATGACGATGCGCCGGCTCACGCCGTCGTCGCCGAGTTGATGCGGATCACCGGACGCACCTTCGGCGCCTCTGCCTTCGTGGCGCCCCAGATGTCGTGGCGATCCTGGCGATGCGGTCCCTCGATCCGAACGGGGATGAGGCCAGTCATGAACTCGATCCCGGCCGCGAAGAAGGGAATGTTGTCAGAGAAGGAGGCGTCGCATGCCTTCTCCCAGAGCTTGCCCTCCAGGAACATGCAGGCGCCCTGACAGAGTTGCAGGACAGGGCACTCGGCGCACTCCGGGCGCTTGCTCCAGTGAGTCGCGGTGGTCAGTCGAACATCATCGAGACGGTCCACGGAGCCGATCCGGTGGCTCTCCCCGTTCGGCGCCTTGGAGATAGCGGAGACGTTCTGGCATGTGATGACCTCTCCCTTGAGGGTCACCGCTGCGGTGTCGGCTCGGTCCATGCCGCACTTCTGACCAAGCGCGCTCGCGGGGCGCCCCTTGCGGACGCTGTCCACAAAGCCGGCGATCTTGGACCTCGCGATGCCGAAGTTCGTCACTTGGCCCTGGCGAAGCTCTGCGAACGCGCGGCGGCGATACTCGTGGTGTTCATCGTCTCCGAGCATGGAGGCGAGTCCACCCTCATCGTAGGGGTCCACGAACGAACCTTCGCCGATCCGCACGTCCTCGCCGAAGCGCTCGACAATCCAAGCCTGCACGGCAGCCCGGGACTGATTGCCACGGTGCATCATCGTGTTGATGCTGATGCGCCCCTGGGGGTGCAGGCGGCGGAAGAGATCGTGAATCGCTGCGGCCTTCTCTGGATCATCGAGTGGATCGGGGCCACGCACCGACTGCCCTGGGCCGTCGTGGGAGATCGCCACGTTCACCCCCATGCGATCAATCCACTCGTTGATCTCAGGGGTCAGCAAGGAGCCGTTGGTGATGATGAGGAACTCGGCGTTCGGCATCTGCCCGCGAAGGCTCTCTGCCAGGGGCTTGAGGGTTTTCCAGTAGACGAACGGCTCCCCACCCCAGAACTCGATACGCCGGCCGCTGCCGCTGCCATCCTCCCCGGCCACGTCGAACCATGTCGGGAGCTTCGCCAGGAACGGCTCGAAGTCGCGCAGACCCGCGTCTGCGGCGTGCGGCACGAACCGCTGTGAGCAGTAGGTGCAGGCGTAGTTGCAGGAGAGGCCGAGGCTGATCTTCAGCGTCTTGATGTTGGACTTTGTGCCGGGGTCTTCCTGCGAGACCACCGTTGCCATCCCCCAGGACTGGGAGGTGACCTCAACGGCCGGCCGACCATCTTCCCAAGTCAGGGCGCTCGACTGGTTGTCGTAGCGCATCCTGACAAGCGCGCCGCTAGAGTGCTGCGCGACGATATTGAACAGAGCCATTGTCACCCCACGGTTGCGATGTACTCAGCGTCCCCGACCCAGTTGCGCCAGTTGACCTTCACGCGCACGCGCTCTCCCGCCACAAGGCCGAGCGCACCCACCCGGAAAGACCCACGCCCCCGCGTCACTTGAGCGCGGCTCTTCGGTGTATAGCCCTCGACATCCTCCAGGTAGAGCGTGGAGTTGCAGCGCACGTCGATGTCGTCCGTCTCGGGGTGGAGTACATCGACGCTCACATCGACATATCCGTCGGGGGACACCGTCGCAGGGCCGGAAATGCGAAGGCGCGGCCAGACCTCGGAGGACGACTGGGCGTTCGGCTGGAGCGGAATCGCTTCACCAAGGTTGTGGTGGAAGCCCGATGAGGCGCTGTACAGCAGGCAGACCGTGCAGTCGTCCAGCGTGCTGTCCGCATACGGTTGGTGAATCCAGAGAACGGTATTGCCCTGCTTGTCGGCGTGCCTCGCGGAAGCCGCTCTGCGGGATGCGAGATAGTCCAGCGTGGAGTTGAAGGGCTTCAAGAACCCATCGTCCTCGCTGTGCATGAAGAACCACGAACTATGGTCCGACACGCAGGCCGCGCCGAGCGCCGCAGGGTCCAGGCTCCAGCAGACCTCATCTGAAAGAGATAGGTGCCCCGACTTGTCGTGTGATCCCTGAAAGAGAGATGAGGGATAGCGAACCGACACGTCCGGGTGCGTGCGCTTGAATGGCGTTCCGTGTTCATGCAGGGCCTTCGCGATCTCGGCCTCAGTCGCATCGCGATGCCCCGCACTCGAATCGACGCGCTCGAACGCGCGGATCGTGACGCGGTTGTCAGAGACGACGAAGGCGAGCGCCTTGCTGAAAAGTGCATTCTCGATAGAGCGAACCTTCATTTCAGGTCTCCCAAAGACAGGCTGCTTCACGCAGCGCGAACGAGGCTTCGCAGCCAGCCACTAGCACGCGCAGTCGCAGGCGCAGTTGCAATTGCAGTTGAAGTTGTACTGGTAGGTTCTGATGTTCGCTGTCCCGCCGCCGTCTTCAAGGACATGAATGAACTGAGAAATGTTCCCGCAGTTGGTTGCCACTGACTGGCAGTTGGCAGGCCCGTTGTAGCAGTTCCCGGTGTTCCCGCAGTTGCCGGCTTGATTGCGGGCGCAGTTGTTGATCTGGTTGAAGAAGAAGTCGCCGAGGGCGCCGTAGGCCGATGTGTTGAGGGTTCCGTTCTCCGCGAACGTCGCGCGGTTTGACGCCCAAGCGCCTCCCCCGTTCGTTTTGACGATGGAGAGGTTGTTGTCGGAAGTCAGCATGAGGCCCCAGGCGGTCACACCGGGCTTATGAATCTCGTAGACCGCATCGGCAGAGTTGCTGCTGATCGAGAAGCCATATCGGTTAGTCTGAAAGACCGTCCCCGAGAAGGTAGCGCCAGCAAGGTTCGCGGGCGTGTAGCCAAGTGCGGTGGTCACATCGGCCGAGGCCAGCGTGACCGCCCCGGTCCGCGTGTTGAATGAGGACACGAGCGAGGAGTTGCTCGACGCGGCCGTGATGCGGCCCTTCGAGTCCACGGTGATGTTCGCCGCCGTGTAGCTGCCGGCGGTGACGGCCGTGTTCGCGAGTGTCGCGGCGAAGGAGAGGTTCGCGGAGCCATTGAAGGCCGCGCTGGTGCCTGTCACATCACCCGTGAGGGCGATGGTGCGGCCGGTGGCGAGGGCCGTCGCGGTCGCCGCGTTCCCGGTGATGTCGCCCGCAAGCTGGCCCGAGGCATTGCGCACGGCCACGGTGTTCGCGGTCGCAGCCTGACTGCTGTTGAAGCCGTCGAGGAGGTCCGCGTTCGGGACGATGGCGACCGCCCCGGCGATGCTCACCACCTGAATCCAGGTCGGGGTCAGGTCTTTCAGTTGGTAGAGGATGTTCTGGTCCGTCCTGAAGCAGAACATGCCCACCACCAGCCCCGTCGTGGGGAAGGCGGCCCCTGAGAAGTTCGAGCGCAGCGCATCATCGCGGTCGAGGAGCTTCTGCCTGGACGCAGAGAGCGTGTCCGTCGAAGGAATGTCGTTGTAGACCTGGGGCATCGCGGACTCCTAGTAGCCGGTGGCGGACCACGAGATGGTCCCCGCCACGCCTGTTGCAGGGCTGGCGGCATCGAACAGCCGCACAAAGAACGAGGTCGTGGTGATCGCCGACACCACAGGGATAGCAGTCACCAGCCCGCCCGTCTGCTGCACGATGACCTCGGGGACCACGGTGAACGCCTGCCCGAACGTGATGGTCTTGCCCCCAGAGGGCACGGACTCGGTGCTGCGGTCGCTCAAGTCCTGCACGTCGGTGGTGGTCTTGAAGGTCTGAATGGACACCGTCTCGTTCAGGCCATCCGCCGGCTCGGTCGTCGCATTGATGATCGCCGTCTGGAACAGGTAGTCCCCGGGCAGGAAGGGCTTGAATGGGTCGAAGCCCACGGGCGCACGCGCAGAGGTGATCTGCCGGAAGAGGTCTTCAGTGAGTGCCGTGTTCCGCACGACCACATCGCCGAAGACGCCCGTCGCGTTGCGCAGCACAAGGTCGGCGATACGCACGCTGCGCAGGATGCGCTTGGCGATCTGCGCGCGGTCCGTCGAGGCCAGCCCGAAGCTCTCCAGGTTCGCCTGGAGCCAGTTGATGAGGTCCACGTATGTCGAGACAACCGAGAGGGCTTCGGCGTTTCGGTTCTGCACCGCAGCGGCGCGCACCTCCTGCACGGCCAGCCCGTCCCGGGCGACGGCCCCGGCGGTGCGGCGCGACGTAGTCGTGGTTGCGAAGGCCTCCGGGTTCTCCGAGCCAAGGCTCGTGTTCTTGCGGGTGAGCGTCGCGAAGATGGAGGCGCGCAAGGCCGTCACAGAGGAGCGGCGCGCGTCGGTCGTCAACCACGCCTCCGGGTTCACCGAACCGAGCGCCGTGTTCTTGCCCTCCAAGAAGGAGAGGGTCGAGGAGTTCGCCTGGAGCCAGTTGATGAGATCGACATACTGCTCGGCCAGATTCAGGGCCTCGGCGAAGGTCCGAGAGGCAGACCAGACATCGGCACGCTGGCTGGACACGTTGAACGCCTCGGGGTTCCGAGAGTTCAGCGCCGTATCCTTCACGCTCGTGAGGTTGAGCGTCCTCGCGTTCGCCTGCACCCAGGCAGCCACGTCCGCGTAGGCCTCGGCGAAGGCCATCGCAGAGGCCCAGGAGCGCGTGGCTGCCCACACTTCGCTGCGGCTCTCGGCGATGGCGACGTTCGAAGCGAAGGCCTTGATGATTGCCGTCGGGGCGGCAGACCCGGTGTTCAGGCTCTCCGCATAGGCGCGCAGGAACGACACCACATTGGTCGAAGCCTCGACGAAGGCGATGGTCCGCGCCGTCACGTCGGCGAAGGCGCTCCTCCTGGCTTCTGCGAGCGAGATGGCCGACGCCGAGGCCCGCACAATGGCCCACGCATCGCTTTGGCTGCTGACGACCCCGAGCGCCTCGGCCTTTGGGACGGCCATTGCCGACCGTCGCGCCTCCCCGATGGGCAGGCTCGTGGCGTTGTTCGAGCCGAAGGCGCCGACCCGCTGTTCGGCGGTGGCCCACTGCTCGCGCAGGACGTCCTGGATAGTCGAGCCGCGCGCGGTCGAGGTCGCGAAGGCACTGGCGGTGATCCGGGCGTATGCGATGGCATCCGCATAGACCTCGGCCAAGGCCAGGGCCGACGACTGGCGTCGGGTGGGGGCGGCCGTGCGAGCTTCGGCGGTCGCCCACGCCTCTGCGATGGAGCGGGAGAAGACCGCCACGTTCGCCTCGGCCTCGGCGAAGGCGCTCGCCTCGAAGCGCGGGGTCGTGGCAGCCGAGCGGCGAGCCTCCGCGAAGGCAAGCGCGCGGGGCTGCCCACCACCCACCGTGGAGCGGCGCGCTTCCGAGGTGGTCCAGGCGGCAGTCTCGCGTGAGAAGGCTGCCCAGACGTCGGCATAGGCCGATGCGGTGGCGAAGGCGCTGGGCCTCGGGATGCTTACCCCGGAGGCCCGAAGCTCTGCAAACGCTGCGCTCTCAGCGGCGCGCTTCGTGCCGATGGAGCGCCGCGTCTCAGCGGTGGCCCAGGCCTCGGGGTTCACCGAGTTGAGCGCCGTGTTCTTCGCCTCGGCCGTGCTGAACGCCTCGATGTTGGCCTGAATCCAGGCGATGAGGTCCGAGTAGGTCTCGGCAAGGTTGAGGGACTCGGCCCGGACGGAGAACGCCTGCCAGACATCTGTCCGCGCGCTTGCGAAGGCGAACGAGGTCGGATTGAACGAGCCGAGCGCCGTGTTCTTTGCCTCGGCAATCGCGAAGGCCGACGAGGCGCTTCGGATCGCCGCCCACACATCAGAGCGGTTCTCGGCGGTGGCCCACACCTCGGGGTTCACCGAGTTGAGGCTGGTGTTCTTGCCCTCTTGGTAGGCGAACGTGGTCCGGGCTGCCTTGGTCGGCGCAGAGCGCCGCTGCTCGGCGGTGGCGAACGCCTCGGCGAAGGCCCGGATGAAGGTGCGCAGCGTCGCCGAGGCTTCGGCAATGGCGAAGAACTCGCGCGAGACATCTGCCACCGCAGAGCGGCGTGCCTCGGCAGTTGCGAAGGAGGACGTCGCGTTGCGGCTCGCCGCCCAGACATCGGCGCGGGCCTCCGCAGTGGCGAACGCGGAGCTTCCCCGCTTCGTGGGGCTGGCGCGCCGGACACTGGCGAGCGCGAGCGGGCTGGAAGCCACGCGAGCGGCAGCCCAAACCTCGGTCCTCGCCTCTGCGAAGGCGGCCGTGCTGGACTGCCGATCCATGATGACCCGCAGATGCGCCTCGACGAAGTTCGGGGCCGCGTCCGTCTCCGTGCAAGTGAACGAAGCTGGAGCGGCAGTCGCCCACGTCTTGGTGGCCTGGAGGCTGTTCCAGGCCCAGGTGGCCGAGGCCCAGGTGTAGCTGGCCCCTGGCGTGGACGACTGCGTAACCGGCACGAGCGCGGCCCCTCCTTCGAGGCTTACGACATCGTGAAGGTGAAGGTCTGCGTCAGCGAGTCATCGGCGCCCTTGTTGATCACCGAGAACACCACGCGGTCCAGCATCGTGCCGGCCGAGGAAGCGTTGAACACGCCCGCCTCGGTGATGGCCCCGGTCGCCACGCCTGCGGCGTAGGACGCGGAGAAGCTGAAGACCTTCGTGAGGTTCGTGTGGGCGTAGGTCGCGGACTGCCGGTTCAGTTCCGTCACCAGCGCGGTCTGGGCCGCCGCGAAGGCAGTCGTGCCGGTGCCCACCGCGATCCAGCCCATCGCCGCCGTGGCGCCGGCTGCGGAGCGGTTGCCGATGGAGTTCGCGATGAAGGAGAAGCCGGTGTCGCTGATGCCGTTCTCCTTCTGCTGGGCGAAGATGCTGCCGTCGGGGCGGAACAGCAGCGACTCCGAGAAGCCCCGGATGCCGAAGGCGCTGCGCGGGGCGCGCTCGCGCTGGCGGTCCATCCAGTCGCGCGCGTCGGCGATGGAGGTGAGCAGAGCGGAACGCTCGATCTTCTGGATCATGACGATCTCCTATGCGGTGAGAGCGAGTTGGGTGAAGTTCCCGAGCGGCCCAAGCAGAGCGGATCGAGAGACCACGGTGGAAGTCCTTCTCGTGGTCGCGTAGAGCGAACGCGAGGACAAGGACTGAGAGACGCCGAACGTAACGACGTCTCCGCTTTCGACGGCCAGCGCAACCTCTACGCGATTGCCGACGTGATCATCAAGGCAGAACGTCCCCGCCTCGGAGTCATAGGCAAGCCGCAGGAATCCCCCACCCGAGACGAGTCGGAGGAGGACTTGGTCCTGCGCAATGAACGTGTCTGCCCGGAAGTCGAAGACGACCGAGAACACGGCCGGGACGCTCACGGTCCAAGCTGCCCTCGTCAGGCCTCCCGTGAGCAGGCCGTTGTCGAATCGGCACTGCTGATACGAGATGGCCTGTTGCTGCGAGGGCAGCGTCCCCAAGATGCCCGCCAAGGTGTTGTTCAGGCGGAAGCCTTCGATCTCCGAGGGCTGGAGCGTCGCCGTGTAGCGCGCGATGGACAGGCGCGTCGTGCCAGCCTCACGCTCGCCCAGGACGCCCTGCCAAGTGGCGGACCCGGCTTCGCCCCACGAGAAGTTCGCCTGCGCCCAGGTGGTGCCGCTGCCGCTCACCGAGGCGGTACTCACCTCGCCCCAGGAGCGCGCGTAGTAACTCGTCGGGAGGGTGAGCGTCGCGTAGTAGTCTGCTCGGTTGACGTTGTGCCCGTTGATCTTGGCGACTTCGAGGGCGCTGCCGACGACGTTGAAGTCGAGGCGCACACCCGGGTAGCCGAGGGCGGTCCAGTCGCGCTCCAGAACGATGTTCCGGTTCGGAAGGGGCGCTTGCCTCGTCGAGGCGAAGGCGGCGTTCGTGGAGTAGAGGCTCGCCGATGAGACGGCCTTGATCCAGTAGGTGACCTCGCCCGCGTTGCGGACCGGATACTGAGTCTCGAAGCGGTTGCCGGCCGTCCGCCCGACGAAGGTCGCCACAGGCCACGTGTCGCCAGCGCGAATCTCGTACTCGACCCCCACCCCCGCGACCTGTTCCCAGGCGGCGACGAAGTAATCGTCGCGGGCGTAGACATGGAACCCGGCCACATCGCCCGGGGCAGCGGGGGCGGCGCTCACGCCAATGGCGGCGAGCGATTCCAGCCCGATCACATCGACCGAGCGGATGAGGAACTGCTGCTCGACTGCCGCGTTGAGAGCGACGAACAGAGAAGTGCCCGGCACAAGCTCGGACACCATCACCGCGTCGTCCCAGTCAGGGCCGCGCTTGATCCGATAGCCTGCAATGTCGAGGGAGGGCGAGGGAGTCCAGGAAAGCTGGACGCCGTCGATCCTGGCGACCGCAGTGAAGTCCTGCGGCGGCTCAGGCGGGGTCGTCTTGCCCACCACGCGGTGGGTGATCGTGATGGACCAATCGCCTGCGATGTTCGCGTCGGAGATGGCCCGGACGCGAATCTCGTAGTCCAGGCCCGCGACGACCCCTGAGATGAAGACCGTCGGCGCGTCGATGCTCACGCGCGGCGCGCCGATCCAGTTCACCGACCCGACGGTACGGAACTGCACCTCGTAGCTCGCCACGCGGACCACGCTCGCCTGGGGCGGGGTGATCTGCACGAAGATGCGGTCAACGAGCGTGCCGTCCTGCTGGCGCAGGAGCGCGGTCTCATCGGAGCGCACGTCGCCGATGCCGGGCATGGCCGGCTTCGCCTCGGTCGGGGGCGTCTCGACGGTGATGAAGCTATTGTAGGCAGGGATCGGCCCCTGGTCGGCCGTCCACACCCCTGGCTGCGCATCGACGAGGGTGAGGCGCGCGGTGAAGTTCGGCCCAGGCTCGATCTTCTTGACCAGCATCGGCGCCGTCTCTCGCGACGCCTCGCCGAACATCACGAGGTCACCGACCTCGGGCGCGGACCCGGGCGGAATCGGGGTCAGCGGCGCGACGTCCGCAGTGAGGCCCACGCCCGCTGAGACGAGCGAGATGATCTGGCTGGTGCCGTCGGCGCGGCGCACGCGCAGCACGTAGTTGCGAGCGATGCCCTGGTCGAAGTTCACCTCGTCCTCAAGGGCGATCCCCGTGACGAAGTTGCTCGCGTTCCTGGTCAGCGAGGCGATGCGGCTCGCGCCAAGACCCACCGAGATGACATCGTGCGAGAACAGGACGTAGTCGCCGAGAGTGCATCGCACCGCCTCGATGTCCATGCCCACGGTGTGCTGCTCGGGGCGCAGCTTGCCCGAGGCGAGGAAGTAGCGGCCATCGCGGAAGGCCTGGGTCGTCGAGGTGCAGCCCGGGAGTTCGAGGCTCTCGAAGACCGACGAGTTGTCCGCGTTGCGGCCGTCGTCGTAGACGATGCGCTCATCCTCTTGATACCCCCGCTCCGGGTTCACGAACTTCACCCGCAGGGCGTGCGGGTAGTCCACGAAGGTCTTGGAGCCTGAGTAGCCGAAGCTGTTCCTCGGCGTGATGTGCTGCACCGGCACGTTCTGAGGCACGTCCCGGACGACGGAGAACTTTCCGTCGCGCATGCTGAAGCTCGCCCGCGAATGGCTCGCGATCAGCTTCAGGTTCGTGAAGACCGAGCCGCCCTCGACCACGCCATCGAAGCACCAGTAAGGCTCGGCGGCGTTCGGCGCCTGTGCATCACAGGCGAGCGCCCAGTCGCGGATCGCGGGGAGGTCGATGCGGGAGTCCGGGACATAGGACTCCTCCCCCCGCCTGCGCAGGATGTCGGCGTAGGCCCAGGCCGGGTTGCGAGTGATCTGCCACGCCCAGGACGCGCCGTTGTAGACCGGGAGGTAGGACTCGGCCACGCAGTTGATGCTGTTCGGCACCCCGTTCAGTTGCCCGGTCGCCTTGATGCGCAGCGCGATCAAGGAGACGTTCTTCTGAAGGATGGGCTGCGAGTCGGTCACATAGCGCAGCACCGACCAAGCGGCGGCCTCGATGTGCCGGGGCGTGCGCAGTGGCGTGAGGCGGCGGACACGGACGTCGTACTGCCCCTTCGCCACGACGAATCGCCCGCTGGCGGTGACGGTGGATGCCTCGTTGGCGGTGACCACCACCTTGCCGGCGGCCTGGAAGAAGGCGTCCTGTGCGTTCGCCCAGACCGGGTCGATCCAGTCGTTGGTGCCCACCGCGCGATACTGCACCTGGAACTCGACGGTGATCGGATCGCGCCCGCCCTGGTCGTTGTAGAAGGCGACCCCGGTCGGGAAGGTGATGTCGAGAATGACCTCCGAGGATTCCGGCTCGGTGCGGCGGACGTTGTAGACATCCGGTTCCAGGCGGATGGAGAGGCTCTGCTGCTCGATGGAGCGGGTGAACAGCGTGAGCGCCGGGTCGTTGGGCCAGCCCTCTCGGACCTCGACCTCCACGCCAGCGAATGCCGAGAGCGGCGTCTCGCCGATGCGGATGTCCGAGATGCGCAGCGGCCCCCACCCGACGAGCAGCGCCATGCGCAGATATTCGTCGTTGCCCTGAAGCTCGGTGTAGGGGAGCGAGGCGAGGAGCGGATAGATTCGCCGTTTGCCGAACACGCGAGGGATGTTCGCGTAGGGCGCGAAGCGATTCTGGACGCCGGTAAGCTGGTAGCGCGGCTGCGAGACCGGGCTGGCATCCGCGCCGAGGTTCAGGTCGTTGCCCGGAATCGTCGGCGGGATCAGCGCGTTGAGCGCCATCGTCCCGACCATCGTCGCCGCGACGGTGATGGCTGCGGTGGCGGCGACCGCCCCGAAGCTGCTCGCTGCCACCGTGCTGCCCGCAATCGAGGAGGCGAGCGCAACGCCGTAATACTGGCCGAGCGCGACGGCTGCGACCGCGATGACGATGGAAAGGACCGTTCGGATGGCCTTGTTGCCGCCGCCGCCACCCTGGGGGATCACGCGCACATAGACCAAGCGGCCCGCGCGAGGCCTCACCCGCCCCCAGAACTCCCGGGGCACCTCCGCGTCGTCCACCCACACATGGACGTGGTCGCGGTAGACCTCGGGCAGCCCAAGCCCGGCCACGATCTCGGCGACCGTCATGCCCTGGCCGGCGACCCCGTAGTCGGTGAGCGTCGAGAAGGCGTGCGGCTGATACACCACCGTGGCGCCGGCAGACGCGCGCGTGGCAATCGCCCCGCCTTCGCGCTCCGGTGTCATGGGGGTGATAAGGGTCATGTCATGCCCTCGGCCGATAGAAGCCAACAATGCGCGCCGCCCAGAATGGCCGGCGATAGTCCTCTATGCAGGAGTCGGCACCTTCGAGGCAATGAAGCATGATGCCGGGCGCCACCACAAGGCCAACATGGATCGGGTGCCCTCTCATCGCGATGAGAATACCATCACCGAGCCGTTCGCACCCAGGAGGTACCTCGTCGAACTGCCGGGCGTAGGCCACCGCGTCCTCGGACAGCCTCGCGGCCCCGATCTGCTGGTGCCAGCCCACGCCCCGGTAGATGGGCAGGGGAGCCGCAAGCTCCCGATCCCAGACGAGGTTGACCAGCCCCCAACAGTCCACCCCGTCGAAGTCCCGGCCGTACATCTGGTAGGGCAGGCCGACATAGCCGGCGGCCCAGGCGGGAACCTCTGGCATCAGAACAGCCCAGGGAACCGGCTCGGGGTCATCGTGTACGTGACCGGCTCGCTGTAGATCGTCTCGAACTGAAGCTGGCCGCTCACCGAGGTCGCGTCGTAGCTGATCTCGCGCATCGTCATGCCGGTCAGCGTCATCTCGACGGTGTTGGGCGAGGACGCGAGGACTACGTCGATGGTCACCATCGGGGGCGAGGTGATGGAGCGCACTGCCTGCACCACGCGCCGGTCCACGTTGTCGATCCGAAGCCGCACGGTCGCCGGGTTGTCCGCGTCCTCGTTCGGAAGCTCGAAGTCGAAGGGGAAGGCCGTGTAGGTCAGGCCCCGGCTCACGATGTCCTCGGTGTTGTTCACCACCCGGATCGCCTCGGGCATGTTGTTGTGTTCGATGGTCAGCAGCACCAGCCAGACCTCGTCGGTCTGCTGCGCGTTCTGGCTGCGGATCGCGGTCTGGGAGAGCGTGCGGGCCATGACTTAGACCGTCAGCAGCGTGAACGAGACGCGGGAGTAGAAGCCACCGATCACGGAGTAGGCCGGGGCCGGGTTCTTGAAGCGGAAGGTGGTCGCCACCCGAGTGAGCGGGTGGACCCACTCGAACGGCAGCGCCCCGCCGCGCAGCGTCGTCAGCCAGAAGGTCTCGAACGTCTCGCGCTGCTGCGGCGTGAGTTCGAGCGTGATGCTGAACTCGCGGATCGCTCGACTGAACCGGCGGCGCGACTTCATCGGCCCGGTGTCCATGCCAGACTCGACGGTCTGGCTCTGGAACTTCTCGGCGTAGCCCTGTTCGAGGACGAACTGCGGGAGGGTGGTTGGATAGACGGCGGTCATATCACCTCCTCTGGACCGAGCGGCTCACGTTGTAGCTGCTCGAAAGCGTGCGGTCATAGTCGCCATTCGCCATGCCCTTGCGGACCTCGTCGCGGATCAGCACGGAGATGATGCGGTCGCCGCTCGGCCCCGTCGTCTCCTGCACCGAGGCCGATTCGGAGTCCCTGTTCGAGCGCATGTCGTTGATGACCACGGTCACAGCGCCACCACCACCGCCGCTGCGAATGCCGAGAGCGCCGTCCGAGCCGCGCTTCAGGGGCAGGATGGCCTCGGGGCCAGCCTCGCCCATGAGGCCCGTGCCATTCGACATCGGGAAGGTTGTCGGGCGATTGACAATGCCGCCTGCGTAGAACGGGATCACGTTCCCGGACGCGAAGGCGTTGCCCTGCCGGTTGCCGATACCGCCCACCATGAGTTCGCCGCCGCCGCCGCCGCCAGCCGGCGTCGGAGTCGTGCCGCCGCCCACGAGGGAGCCGATGAGCCGCGTGCCGAACACCTTCGCCATGTTCGCAGCCGCCTCCATGAAGGGCTTCACGCCGATCTCGTAGGTCATCTGTGCGGCGAGGCGCGACACGCCCTGGCCGAGGCTGCCGAGGAACTCGCGCCCGTTCAGCTTGCCGGTCCTGAACACCGTCTCGAACATGCTCGTGAAGGTGTTCCCGAGCGCCATGATCCCGCTCTCCAGCGTGTTCATGACGCCGGCCACGCGGCGGGACTGGCGCTCGTACTCGATGGTCTGGCGCTGAATCTGCTCGGTGATCGCAAGCTGCCGTTCGAGGCGGTCCTGCGGAACCCCGGCGGCCTCAAGCTCGTTGCGCTTCTCCATGAGGGCGTTCTGGACGCGCGCTTCTTCGGTCGTGAGCGTGAGGGTCTGGAAGCGCTGCTGCACCAGCGCAAGCTGGCGGTTGAGCGCGTCCTCCTGGCCCTGGATGGCTCGGCCATAGTTCGCGTTGTCCTCGCCGCGCATGGCGGTGCCCAGGGCTTCGCGCTGTGCGGCCGGCACGTTGGCCTGAGCCTGCCGGATGCGGGCCTCAAGCTCGACCAGTTGCCGGGCACGCTCGCTCATCCCCGGAGCGGACTGGGCCTGGACCGTCGCGGTGCGCTGCTGAATGTCGAGAATCTGCTCGCGGGCGCGCAGTTCTTCTTCGAGGTTGAAGATGCGCAGCCGGTCGCCGCCAGTCTGCCTGCGAGCGTCCTCCTCGGCCTGGGCGCGGCGCTGGTCGTAGGCCCGCCCGAGCATGGTCATCTGCTCGGTGAGGACGCGAATGCGCGAGGCGTCTCCGGTCGCCGCCTGGGCGTCGGCCAGACTGTTCTGGGCGTTGGTGCTGTCGGTGATCGCCTTCTTGTAGGCCTCCCACGCAGCGACGAGCTTCGGGACGGTGCGAAGCGGGCTGTCAGGGCCGCCGAGGAACCTGAACTCCTCGTTGGCGAGCCGCTGCTGAAGCTGGACCGCACGGATCGCGTTGGCGCCGCGCGACTGGGCCTGGGCAAGCTCATTCGTCTGGCCGGTCTGCCGGCGCAGTTCGGTAGTCTGGTCGCGAAGGCCCTGCGCCTCCTGGCCGCCGACGACACCCAGAGCGTCACGAAAGGTCGTGTTCGGGTCTTGCCGGCGGGTGGTGGTCATAAGCTCCTGAGCGCGGTTCAGGACGCCGGTCGCGTAGCCACTCCCCCCGGTCTGGCGGCTGAATCGCTCGGTGCGCTCAAGCGCCTCACGAGTCTTGTCGATCTCGTTGCGCAGGCCCTCAAGCTCGATGCGCCCGTTCGCGGCCTGCCGCTCCAGGGAGCGCAGGAGGTTGCGGTCCTGGTCTTCGGCCGTGCCAGCAGCGATGCGCGCACGGACGCCGAAGAGCGCCTGCTCGACTCGCTCAAGGTTCTGGCGGGTCGTCAGCAGTCGCTTGTTGAAGCTGTCGAACTCGTTCGCGCCGACCGTAGCCCCCTGGTCGATGAAGGCGCGGGCGATCTTCCGCTCCTCCTCCGCGATGGCCTGACGGGCTTCCTCGAACTCGCGGCGGTTCTGCGACTGGAGGCGAGCAAGCTCGGCTCGCGCGTTCGCCAAGCCTGCGTCCAGGCTTGCGACCATGCGAGCCGAGTCAGAGGCCGGGTTGCCCTCCCGGTCCACGCGGTTGGCGCCAGGAAGGGCGGCGAATCGGTCGCGCCTCGCCTGCAAGTCAGAGACGCGGCCCTCCGCGCTTCCGATCTGCTCCATCAGCGTCGGGGGAGCGACGATCTCCGCAGCGCGATTCGCGACGTTCGCGAACAGGTTATTCACCCCGCGAACGAACTCCGATGAGTTCCACCGCTGCCCGAGCGTGGCGAACAGCCGGTCATACGAGTCGGCCGCTCGCTGGTTGGCGCGCTCGACCGTGTCCGGGAGCCGCGCGAACTCATCGTTCGCCCTGCTGGATGCCCGCAGGATCGCATCGAACACGTTGCGGCTGCTCAGTTCGCCGGCCGCGCCCATCGCACGAAGCTGGCCGACCGACACGCCCAGGCCGTCCGCGATGGCCTTCGCGAGCGCCGGCATGTTCTCCATGATGGAGCGCAGTTCGTCGCCGTTCAGCCGGCCCGAGGCGAGCGCCTGGGAAAGCTGGAGCATGCCGCTGCCGATCTCGCCTCGGCTTGCGCCAGACACCGCACCGAGCTTCGCGACCGTGTCGGAAAGCTGCGCGATCTCCTGCCTGGAGGCGCCAAGCTGGTCCGCGTTGCGGGCGATGCGCAGGAAGCTGTCGGCGGCCTCGTTGAAGCCCAGGCCGGTCTCCTGGGTGGCCTTGTAGAGCGCCCGCATCGTCTCGGTCGCCGCCTGCTGCGAGCCGAGGGCGTTGCGCATCCGCGCGTTGAAGAGGCCGAGCCTATCCTCAGCGGCGGCGAGCGTCTTGTTCAGTTGGTAGTAGCCGGTCGCGAGTGCCGCGATGCCAGCCCCCACGCCGGCCACCGTCGTGACGATGGGTCCGATGGCCGCGACGAAGCGCCCCGCGCCACCAGCGGCGGCCCCGAGCGCCCCGCCCAGGCCCCCGCCGCCACTGCCGCCACCCGCAGCGCCGCCCGCGCCAGCGGCCCCGGCAGCGCCCCCCAGAGCCGCGCCCAGGCCCGTGACGGCGGGTGTAGCGCCGGCAGCAGCGGTTCCAAGCCCGGTGATGCCCGTGGTGGCCTGCGTGGCGCCCGCGTTGGTCTTCTGGCCCGCCTGGGTGGCGGCATCGCCCATCTTGCCGAGGCTGACGGCAGCGTCGTCGGCAGCCTTCTTCGTGCGCGCCAGCGGCTCGGTGTTGATGACGAACCCAAGCTCGAAGTTCTCAGCCATCAGCCACGTCCTCGCTCAGAGTTCTCAGGTAGGCGTCGTCCAGGCCCCGAAGCGCGTCCAACTCCCACCCATCCAGGCTCATCCTGTGTAGCCGAACCCAGGCGTCGATTTCGAGATAACTGATTGGGTTCGGCCCTGCCATGCCGGCGGTGCGGGCCAGATGAAGCTGGTAGAAGACCGACCAGAGGAATCGGCCTTCCGATGGAAGCGGAGGGCTGGCGGCGATCAGCTTTCGCCCGGTGGCGCGCTCGACCGCAGCGTAGTGGTCGGCGACGCTCCCACCGCCAGCCTGCTTCGAGAGTCCGAACTGATATCGCGCGAACGCGATCAGTTCCCGGACGACGCCCTCGTAAAATTGGCGCGGTTCGCAATGAAGGCCTCGACCTGTTCGCGGATGACCGGGTAGCGGTCGTAGAGCTTGCAGGCGTTCTCCACGGAGAACGGGATGGCCTCACCCTGGGGAGTCAGCACGTTCTCCCAGGTCGATGTGCAGGCCGCGCTGAACTCGATGTTCCGGCGCATCGCCTCCTCGAACTCGTCGTCCGAGGGAGCCGCCGCCGGGGTGTCGCCAGAGGCGGCGCGCTTCGCCATCGCCGCACGGGTCTGGTCGCGCACCACGCTTCGGACGTGCGTGCTGTCCATGCCGCGCAGGGTGATCCGCACCGGCTGCCCGTTGCGCGCCAGGAGCGGGCTTCCATCGAACTTCTTGATGGTCAGCGGCACGCCCTGCTCGGCGAGGGCCTTCGTGTCAATTTCGGCGAAGTCGAAGTTCATTGCTTCCTCTGGCTTTCTGGGATGAGAGGACGGGGGCGGCAGAGCCGCCGCCCCCTTCCGTGGGTTAGGCATTGCTGCGCTGAATCACCAGCGTGGACTGGTCGAACGTCGTGCCAGCCCCGCCGGTCTTCAGGAGGGCCTGGAACGGGAAGGTGGCGACCACGCCCCCATCCGGGCCGACCGTCTTGTTCACGCCCGTGAACTTCACCCGCTGCATGTTGACCACGAGGAAGTCCTTCGGGTCGGAGCCGGCGGCCTCAAGCTGCGCGACGATGTCCACCTCGGCCTCGTTCATGAAGACGTTCAGCAGCGCCGCGTCATCGAGGTAGGCCGAGACGTTGCCGGTCACGACCGAGCGGCCGTAGAAGATTTCCGGCACCGACTGCGACCCGACCACAGGCGTCGAGGACAGGTTGTTGTTGATCGTCAGGTCCAGGCCCGTGACGATTGCCGACGCAGACCCATTCAGCGTGAGCGAGCCGTTCACGCCGGCCAGGACGCCCGTGTTCGGCTGCGCCGCCGGGTTCGTGAAGTAGGGCGCCCCTGCACCGGAGCCGACCGTGGCGTCCTTGCCCTGGAAGCTGAAGTTCGCCGTCGCGATGCCAGAGGGCGGCAGGCTCAGAGCCATCTCACCCACGCGCATGCCCGTGAACAGTTCGTTCACGTCGATCTCGCTCATGTACTGCTCGATGGTGAACGAGGGCGTGAGGATGCCGTTCACCAGCTTGCGGCCCTGCACGGCCACCGTGAACGTGGTCTGGCTGGTCATATCGGCCGGCGCGGGGAACACGGTCATCTGCGTCGCGGTGAGCGCCGTGATGCGGAAGTTCCGATTCGCGTTCGGGCCGGTGATGGTGCTGAAGCGCACCACGTCGCCGACCTTGAAGCCTGCCGTGATCAGCGAGCCTGCACCGAAGGTGAATCGGCTCTGAGCGGCAGCAGCCAGGACATTCGTCAGCGTTGTATTGGTCGCCGAGACGCCGGCCACCCAGGTCGAGCGCAGAGCCGCCGCGATGAGGTCATCGAAGGACTGGATCGACAGTTCGGTATTCACCACGCCCTGGGCGCGGCGCGTGCCGTGGCGGGCGTCGCTGATCTGCTGGTCGGCACGCACCTCATTCGAGGTGAACGCGTCCTTCTGGGCCGCGAGGGTCGAAGACACGCGCCGCAGAGTGTTGCCGGCTGCGCTGGACGGGGCGCCGAAGGTAGTTTCGGCCCCGTAGACCAGACTGACATTCACATTCGACTGCAAAGCCATCTCGGGCCTCCTTCAAGAAGTGGCGACCCGCGTGGCGGGTCCAGGGATTCAGTTGCTCGTGTAGGCGACGACGGTGATGGTGAGCGAGCAGTTGAGCCAGTCCGGTTCCTGAACCAGACCCGCCCGGGTGGCCTGCTGCACTACACCCGTGTCGTTGCCATACACGAGGCTCGTGCCGGGACGAAACGTCTCCAGGATCGCCCCGGCGATGGCATCCACGGGGTTCGTGCCGCCGTTGGCCGGGAAGTGGAGCGTGAAGCTTGCGTTGATGGTGTGCGCGATGGTGCCGCCCAGGCCGAGCGCCCGAACGTCGGACGACAGGGGGCGGAAGCTTTCAGAGAGGTAGGGCGTGCCACGCACCGGGGTGAACTCGCGGCCTTCCCACGCCTGAGCCGGCAGCCCAGGGACCGTGAGCAACCGCTGCCGGATGGCAGCCCGGATGTTCGAGTGGACCGTCGCTGCCGTCATTTCGCGCCGAGCCTCTTCGCCACCGCCGAGACAATGTTCTTCCACTGGCTGACGGTGTCAGTCACGAAGAATCGGCCCTTCATCTTCGAGGTGCCGAACTCCACGAAGCGTGCGTACTTCGCGTTGTTCGTCATCCAGAAGGTGTCGCCCGCCTTCATGTTCGAGACGGTCAGCCCGATGTCACCCGCCGGGTTGCCCTTGCCATCCGCCGCCTGCGGCTTGCCCAGGCTCGGCTGCCAGGACGAGCGCAGGAAGCCCGTGTCCACCGGGGTCCGGTTCACGACCCGCGCGCTCGCCTCCTGCGAGGTCTGGCGAGCGAGCGCATCCATGCGGTCGCTGTTCGCCTTGGCCCACGCGGAGATGTCGGCGCTGAACTGGCGGCCCGTCTTCATCTACCGCTCCGCGTAGGCGAGGCTGTAGATCGCGCCGTCGGCAGCGGGATCGTAGGTGGTGGCCCAGAAGATCGTCCAGGCCGCGCCCTGCCACTGCACGAGGTCGCCCGGCTGCGGGCGGATCGACAGGCCCTTCTGCGCCATCGTGATCTCGATGGCGTTCTTGCCCGCGAGAGAGCCGACGCGATACTCCGCGCCCTTGCCTGGAGGCAGGACGACCGCCTTGACGGTGTGCGGGGTGTTCGTGCTGGTCTCGATCTGCGTGATCGGGTCGAAGGCGGTCACGCCCTTGCGCGTCAGCACAAGGGGGGCGCCCTTCTTCTCGATGAGCGCGAGGGCGGTCGATGCCAGGGCATCGTACTTCCCCACCGATCAGTACCCCTCGCCCGGGTTGTCGTGCATTCCGTGGCCGAAGTAGCCGGCCGTGCCGCCGCCGAAGAACGGCCCCTCGATGTCCATCGGGTCGCGGACGTACTGGGCGAGCAGCTTCGCGGCGAACTGGTAGGTCTTCCCGGCCGGCGCGTCGTCGGCGTAGGTCACGCTGATGGAGCCGACGGACTCCGAGCGCACCTTGCCGCCCCGGTCGAGGTCTTCGTAGAGCGGCTGCGTGAGTGCCTTGAAGGCAAGCTCGTTGCACGCCTGCGCGACCCGGTTCGGGACGCCCGTGATGACGTAGCTCGACCAGTCGGTGAGGTTCGTGCGCGGGAACTCAAGGGACTGGCTCCCGAGGGAGCGCTCGCCCTTGTAGCGGAACTGCGTGTCGATGTAGCCCGTCGAGAGCCGAAGCGACTGCTCGATCTTGGCGTCGGCCACCCCTGCGTAGGAGTAGCCTCGCGCGTCGCAGTAGGACTTGAAGGAGGCCACCGACTGGTAGCTCTCCGCATCGGACCTTCCGGTGCCGTCCTCGACTACCAGCGGCATCCCTACCTCCTCACGCGCCCGCGCGCTTCTCCGCGTCCGCCTTGCTCATCGGGCCATCCACGACGGCCCCGCTCTCATCCAGGACAACGTATCGCCCGAACCCCTGGTGATCCACGCGCAGCTTCGATCCGGCCTTCATCTCGACCGCCGGCTCGGGTGCGGTGGGCACCGAGGCCTGAACGACCGGAGGCGGCGTCTGCATCGTCTCAGGCGTCGCGGTGTCGATCATGCGCATCTCGAACATCTGGCGCAGGCGTCGAACCTCGATGCCCTTGGTCTGCACCGCATCGCCCAGGCGATACTCCTTGCCGCTCATCACGAACGGCTTCACGCATCGGAACTGGCTCTGCGGCGAGAATGGGGAGCGATACTTTTCCATCTCTGCTTTCTCGTGGGATTCATGACATGAGGGGTGGGAGCGGGCGCCCCTGGGGTATAGGGCTTACCCGCTCCCGATCATCGCCTTGGCGGGTTAGGCGACGATGCCGTCCCAGAACGCGCCCAGGTCGGCCGACACCAGCTTCTGGTCGAAGCTCATGTCGATCTCGACGCGGTCCGCGCCCAGGTTTTCCATGCGGAAGCTGCGGATGCGGTTACCTTCCGCACCAGCGCCCAGGAGGCCCGTCCACGAGAACGTGTAGCCCGCCGACGGCGTCATCAGCCCCGGAGCCGGGGTCGAGTACGTCAGCAGGCAGTGCTTGCCGCCGATGAAGCCATGCGAAGCGGCGCGGCCCTCGACAGCGGTGTTCTCGATGGCGTTCATCACGAGGACTTCGTCCACGTTGAACAGGCGCGCGAGCGTGTCCGCACCAGCCATCGCCGGGTTGCCCGGGGTCTGGCCGTACTTGATGCGGTCGATCACGTCCGGGTGGTCGAGCAGCGCGTCGAACACCGCACGGCCGAGAACGAGCTTGTTCGGCTCGAACCCGGTGGACTGCGCGATGCCGCGCTTCGCGAGGCGAACGTCCTCGATGGGGGTCGAGGCCGCGTCGTTCCACTGGAGGCGGTTGCTGGCGCTCGGGTTGCTGGAAACACCCGTGTACTGCGTCGTCCAGATGCCGGCGGCGAAGTACTTGGAGGTCCACAGCTTCTCGCGCTTGATGAGAGCCTTGTGGGTCACGAAGGCGGTGGCCTCGCGATCCGGGTTCAGCATCGAGTCGGCGTTCGAGCGCACCTCGTCCGGGATGTCCTTGTGGAAGGAGAACCGGGGGGCGAAGTACGTCGGGGTGTTGTCGAGCGTGTAGCTGCCGCCCGAGGACTCCGTCGCCGGGGCGCGGAGTTCCATCTCGTCGCGGTTGAAGTCGCCACGCTCGTAGACGTAGTAGCGGTCCGACTGCTTCGAGACGGGGATGTTCGGGAACACCCGCGTCGCGATGAAGTTCGTCGCGTTCTGGAGGAATGCGATGCTGATGTTGGTCAGCGGCGCATTGACATGCACGTCACCAGGAGTCGGATTCACAAGGAATCTCCTTCTTCTCTAACCCGTTAGGCCAGTGCGGCGAACGGGAACGGGTTGATGAGAACGGGGATGATGTCCCCGCTGGCGGCGCCGGCCAGGGCCACGCCGATCACGGCATCACCGGCCGTGGTCGCGGCGATCACCGCGCCGTTCGCGTCTGCGGTCACGCGGGCGCCAGCGGTGATGGAGCCACCGGCCTTCGCCTTGGACACGCCCGCATAGGCGACCGTGGCGGCCTGACCGGCAGCGTTCGGGTCGTTCTGGAGGATGCCGATGGCGAGCGCCGTGGCGTTCGCGACGGCGGCGCGGCCGTTCGAATCGACGGTGAGGCAGCGGTACTGCTGCGCGGAAAGGTCAGCCGCCGCCGGAAGCGTGATCGACTGGACCTGATTGTCGTAAGCCATGGGTGGGTCTCCCTCGCGTTAGGCGCTGCGGCGCTTGGCGATATAGGCGTTGTAGATGGCCGGGTTCTGCTCGACGGCCTTCGCGTAGGCCTGCTCGAAGCTCACCTTGTCGGCGGCCTGGATTTCCTTCGCCTTCGCCTTCAGCACCTCCTCCGGGTTGCCGTCCACGGCCACGGGAGTGCCGAAGGACTTGTAGAGGGAGGAGGTCTTATCGGCGGCGGCCTGGGACTTGAGCAGCGCCTCGACCTTCGCGGCGTCCGCATCGGTCGTGGTGCCCTTGCGGATGCGCAGCAGCAGCGGGCCGACCTCGGCCGCGTCGCCGATGCCGATCTCGCGAGCCTTGGCGATGGCCTCGGACTCTTCGCGCTCGGCCTGCATCTTCGCCAGGGCCTCGGTCGCGGCCTTGGACTCGGAGCGAGCCTTCTCGACCAGCATGCGCACGCCAGGGTCGAGGCTCTTGAGAACCTCCTCCTCGGACTGCGGGGTGGCCGACTTCTTCAGGTCGGTGATCTCGGCGTCCTTCGCCTTGATCACTTCGTTGGCGTCCACGAGGGCGGCTTCGGCTTCCTGGGTCCGCTTTTCGAGAGCGGTCAGCTTGACCTCGGCATCCCCGAGAGCCTTCGAGAGGTTCTCGATGTCCATTCGATACTCCACGAGATGAGCCGCGCGAGAGGCGGCGTCGTTGTCGAACGAGTTGCCATCGTCCGTGGCATCCCCGGACGCATCGTCAGGGGACTGAGCTTTCTTCATCGGCTTGTAGCCGCTGCCCTTCGCCATGCACTTGCCCATCTGCTCGCACTTGGCGGCATCCGGGCACCCGTCGCACGGCTTGAACTTGTCGCCACCGGCAGCTTTCACGATGACGACACGAGCATCTGCATTCGCAGGCTCGTCCACGAGGCTCACCTCGGTGATCCTCATGTCGTAGAGCTTCTGAGGCATCTTCAGCCCTCCTTCGGCTTGCGGCGACCACTGCCGCCGATGCTGAAGGCCCGGAAGGTGCCCTTCCGAACCATCTCCTGGATGGAGGGATCGTTGATTCGCATCCCGATCCACCACCCGCGCTTGCCGTCCGAGATTCCGAGAGCTTTCGCGAGTTCGTCGTCCACGATCACGCTTTCGACGACCTCGCCGATGGCATGGCCGGCGTGCATCGCCTTCGCCACCCTCGCGTCGAGGATGAACTGATGAGCAGATTTCCGAAGCTCGTCAATGGAAATGATATCACCCTGAGAATCGGTGATGGGATTCTCATCGACGCTGACAACGGACGCCCACCCGCGAACGTATCGCCCGGAAGGGTCTGACTTCGCGAACTCGAACGTGGTCCCGATCTGCATAAGCCGGCTCCTTCGCGCGGACTCAACCACATAGCGACGGCGGCTCACAAGAGCAAACGCGCCGCGCTATCAGCGTGGTGACAACTAGCTTGCGAAGGGAGGCCCCTGAGCGTGTCAGGGGCGCGACAGACGCGCGATTACTCGGGTTCGGCCGGGTAGAGCGTGTCGATGGTGCCGAGCATCAGCGCGGTGCAATGCTCGATGATCTGGTCGATCTGCCAGCCCCAGACTTCTTCGGGATCGTTGGCATGGTCCTCGACCAGCCCGCGAAGCTGAATGGCGTAGGTGGCGAAGGTCGCGCGCAGGATATCCACGAGGGACTGGTCCGGGTCTACGTCCTGGCGTTCAGCGCACTTCATGCCGAGCGCCTCTCGGGTGTTCCACTCGGGGATCGGGGTGAAGCCCGGCTCATTGCCCGAGAAGATGAGGGCCATCCGGTCACATTCGGCAAACGCCGTATCCGGGCTGGTCGCCTCCAGGATGTTCGCCACGAAGTCCCGAACCAGCCCTTCGATGACGGCCGCATTGCCCAGGTAGCCCTCGCTGTTGGCGACAGCGAGGGCGGCCTGGAAGATCGTCTCAGATTGAGGAGGCTCGCGGGGGGGCATCACTGGACTCTATCTCTACACATTGGGCAGAGCAACGATATCGACGAACAACTGCTCTCCTTTGCCGCCCCAGGTTCCGTGCTGATCCTTGAATGGAACCTTTTTCACGGAGCGGACGAGAAACTTCGTCCCGTATGGGAGGACAACTTCACTCTCCCCAGGGTTGACCGAGATGGCATCACCGCCGCTCTTTGGATTCGGCGCGACGTACAGGCCCTTCACGCCCTCGCCGACAGTGACGCGCAACTGAATGTCCCCGTTCCAGACCTCTGGCTTCATGCTGGTCGAGATCAGCCCGAAGTCCTTCAGGATTTCGCCCGGACTCGCTTCGAGGAGCTTCATGTTCTTCGCCGCGTCCGATTTGAAGTAGAACCGCCGAGACAGGATGGTTCCTGGCTTCAGAAGCACCGAAGCCTTGTTGTAGGCATCCATCGCAACCTTGGTCTTCGCGTGAGTGCCAATCCCCGTCTTCGGGTCGTTCATGGTCTGGTGGCCTGCGCCAGTGTAGTCGCGGATTGCCTGCTGTTCGACCTGGGAAAGCTGCTTGAAGCGCGCGTAGGACTCCTCGTAGAGGTCTTGCGCGTTCAGCTTGCCGTTCTTCAGGGAGAGTTCCTCGGGCTTCCAGTTATCGAGAGGCGCGCCGGGCGCTTTCCCGAGGATGGCATAGCGCCCCATGGTCTTCGCGGCTTGCAGAAGCGTTGCCGCCTCCGGGAACATCTTCCCGAGCTTCGAGAAGAGTTCACCGACCTTTCCGAAGGCGCCAGCGCGCACTGGCGCCATTGGCGCATAGGGCGTGGTTGAGGCCTTCAGCGCATCGTTGAAATAGGCGACGATGTTCTTCGACTTGTGCTGGCCGATGGGAATCGGCGAGCCGACAGGGTTCCCGCTGTTGTCGATGGGCTGGTAGGTCATCGCCTTCAGCGCATCGACCTTGCCGTCCTTCGCGAGCGCGAAGATTTGCCGGGTGATGTCGTCGTTCTGCTTGTTGAACGCTGAGATAGACGACAGGCCTTTGCCCGGCCCGTTCCAGTTCGCGAAGTCGGGCGGGTTCGGGATGCGGAAGACCGGCTTCGACTGCTGCGGCGCGGGCTTCGGCGCCTGGGCCTTCGCCTGCGCGACGGCAGCCATGCCCGAGGCGGTGGCGGCTGCGGTGGCGAGCGATCCTGCGGCGGCCAGGGCAGGATGGGTGCCGCCCTTCTGGCCGACGGTCACGAACTGACCAGCGCCCATCGCAGCCAGGACATCGTTCGCGTAGGCAGCCTGCTTCTTGCCGTAGTGGTTCGAGCCGTAGCCGAGCGAGAGCAGGCCCTTCACATCGCCGCCCCCGGCCAGCTTCTCGATGGCGTCGAGCTTCGCGTTGTGCGCGACCATGTCTTTCTTGGTCGTGGGCGAGATGTTCGGCTTGCTGAGGTCGCTCTGATATCCGGCCTTGCTCGGCATGCCGGGGTTCGCCCCGATGCTCGTGCCGGGCTTCGGCGCGGGGGCGGTTGGCGCGATGGCAGCCTGGGCGCTGGCCTTGTTCTGGGCCAGGAGGTCAATTTGCAGGGCGCTGACGTATTGCTTCACGGCCAGCGCGTTCGGTGAGTTGCTGCCGACGAGAGTGAACTGGATACCCTTCAGACCCTCGGCGTCGCCTTTCGCATGCACCTCGGCAGCCTTGTCTGTGAGGGCTTGCCATCCCTTCGAAGCGCCGGCCACCGTCTCCACGAAGACCGGCTTCTTGATCCCAGAGGCGGGCGTTGCTGTGGGGGCCGCCACGGCTGTGGCTGCCGCTGGAGCCTTCGGAGTGCGAGGGGGGGTGACGCCCGTGTTGGTCACCGCCCACCCAGCTTCCTTCGCTGCCTTCTCCAGCACGTCCTTCTTGCGCGCGATCAGCTTCTCGGCGAGCGCGGCCTTCTGCGCGTCATTGCCCGGCCCGTAGGCCTTCACCATCGACTTGATGGTCGCGTCGTCGATGGCTTCGAGCTTCTTGGCGCTCGTCGCAAGCTGAGACGAGGTCATGCCGCCATAGACGGACCACGCGGCCGGGTTGTCGGGCAGGCCCGCCACCTTGTGGCGCATCGAGTTCCACTCGTTGGCGACGTTGCCGAAGGCTTCCCCCTTCGGCGCGCCCTGGGCGCGGTAGAGGATCGCGCCGCCCGGGTCGATGTTGATCGCCTTCCCATCCGGCCCGATGACCGTGTTCTCCTTGGAGAGACCGATCACGTCGTAGTTGCCGAGCCATGCGTGGACGGCGAAGTCCGAGCGCACCTTTGCCAAGTCCTCGGCGTTGTTGCCGAATGGGATCACGTTGTCGATCACACGGGAGGCGACGCCGATGCCGCCGCCATACTGGCCTTCGAGGTCCACGAGCTTCATCTCGGGCGCGCCTGCGCCGGCCGCGAGGATGAGCTTGGAGGCCAGCACCTCGTTCTTCGCCTGCTCGGTGGCCGGCGGGTTGTTCGATCCCTTGACGATCCACTTCACGCCGTCGGCATCGGTGTAGAGGCCGCCCGGGTTGCTGCCACCGGGCTTCGCGCCGATCTTCGTGAGCGCGGAGAGCTTCACCGGCCCGTTGATCGCATCAGCCGAGGCCGAGGCCTTCGTCTTCGAGCCGAGGTCGGCATCAAGCTGCTGGATGTACTGGTAGGCCTGGGCGTTCCACTTGTCGTGGGAGGTCTTCGCGTTCCCGCTGGCCCACTTGTCGTAGGCGGGCTTGAGCTTCGCGGCAGCATCCAAGACGGCCTGCTTGTCGCCGGCCTGGGCAGCGGAGAAGGCGGCGTTCACCTTCTTCTGGTAGCCGCTGTTCTTGCCCTCCAGGCCCCCCGCGATGGTCGGCGCGAGCGTCATCCCGTCGAGGCCCATCTTCTTCCACTGTCCGCCGAGAGGGCTGCCGGCATCCCATCGAGCCTGCCCCTGGGAGTGGTGCCCGCCCTTCGGCTTCGCGGCCTTCGAGAGAATCTTCAGTTCCGCGTCGAGGTCGTCGAGGATCGCGCGGTCGTGATCCTTGTTGAGAAGCTGCTTCGCCTGCCCGAACGGGGCGAGCCGCACAGCCTGCGACTCCCATCCCATGTTCTTCGGGGTGCCGCCGACACGCTGCGCGACGAACATGCGCGCCTTGCTGGTGTCGCGCTCGTAGTCGCCGAGAACACCGACGATCTTCACCTTCAGGCCCGTCTCCTCGTAAGCCTCCTTGATCGCGTTCGCCTGCAAGGACAGGCCGCTCTCGGCCGTGCCCTTCGGGAACGTGTTCATGTATCCCCCAAAGGAGTTCGTCGGGCGGGTGAGCCAGACGCGACCATCGGGTTCGAGGATTAGGACGCCGGCTGCGGTGCGCTTCGTGGGGTGTTGCTCGAAAGGCACACTCGCATCGAGGGCGGGGTTCTGGCCCTCGACCTTGGCCCACCCGTCGGTGGAGTTCGGCGCACTCCACGCCTTGAACGGCACTCCGTTCAGCACCTCGGGCGTGGCACCCCCAGGCGTGAAGGTCGCGGTCTTCTGCGGGTTGCTCCAGGTGTCGGGCGCGCTGGCGGCGGTCGGGTAGTTGATCGTGACCGGCTTGCCGTTGTCGTCCTTCCTCAGATGCGGCTTCGCGCCCTTGGGCGGCGCGGCAGGCTCCTTCGAGCCGCCAGGGGCAGCACCGCCCCCGCTGGTGCCCTTCGGGGCGAACTGTCCGCCCTTGGTTGAGCCGGCAGGCCAGCGGCTCCAGTTGGCCTTCAGGAGGGCGAGGCGCGCCCGCGAGACGGAGAGAGACGCCTTGATGGCGGTCGGATTGGCGGTGTCCGTCACAGCAGTCCCCGCTGTTTCGCCCGGGGATGGTCCTCGGGCAGAAGGTCGTTGTCCTGCGTGTAAGCCGCGTTCTCCGGGCGTCCGCTGCGCAGGAGTTTCAGGTAGGCGTTTACCCGAGCCATCGCCCACGCACCACGGGAAACATTCGGACGGTGCGAGGTGCTGTAGGCCCCTGCGCCCCGGCGGTAGACCGCCTTCAGCGCGCCGAGCGTGGCTCGACGGCCTTCGCCGGTCGCCTTCGCGTTGTGATCGTCAACCTTCTGGCGCAGGGAGTCCTCGATGGCTGGGCTGATCTCGATGCCGCCCCTCGTGTTCGAGGCGCTGCCCTCGGGGTTCTTGTCCGACCCGAACACTCGGTCTTTCGGCGGGGCCGGCGTCTTGCTCGATTCGTCGGCCTTCTTCTCGACCCGCGAGATGACGGACTCGGCCCAGGCCTTGCCCGCGTTGCCACCCCAGAGGAGCCACGCGATGGTGCCTGCGGTGGGGCCTCCGTCCTTTTCCTTCTCATCGGGACGGTAGTTCTTCTGGTGCCTCGCGAAGAACGCTGCCATCCTTCGAACCGTCGAGAGGCTGATCGCGTCTCCGTTCTTCAGGTTCACAGCCCTCTGCACACCCGACCCGATGCCCTGTGCTGACGCCTGCTCGTTCGAAAGCCCCCCGCGCTTCCACTTCGCCCGGAGTTCCAGGCCGCGCGCGGCTGCCGAGCGAACTCCGTCGGGTGGGGCGAAGCTGTCTCCGTCGGCCTTCGCGATCCGCACGTTCAGCGCGGTCGCAGTGGCGGAAAGGCGCGCGATCCGGTCGCGCATCGCTGCATATTCGTCGGGGTCCACTTGTCTGCCTCGCGAAAGAGAAAGGCCCGCCAAGTGCGTGACTTGACGGACCTCCAGGTCTACCGGGAACTCGTGGCTCTGAGCGAGAGCCTTGATCGCATGGCTGCGCGGGCGATGTCCCCCGCGAGCGAGACGGCGCTACGTGCGGCGTCGAAGCTGGTGCGAAAGCTCGCCAGCGCAGTATTCGAACGCGGCCTTCGTCGCACGCCACGCCCGAATCCAGAGCGGCAGGACGACTGAAGGCCGCGCCCAGAGCGCACCGACGGCCAGGGCGCTGTAGCCGTGACCCGAAAGCCAGTCGGCGGCCAGCCTCGGGCTGTCGAAGCTGGCGACCACGCCATCCGGCCCGTTGATGCTGATGCGATAGGGGCCGAACGGCGGGTCAGGCATCACGTGGCGGATCGCCACAATCGGCGGGCGGATCATCTGGAGGTTCATAGGCCGGCTGCTTCCTCTCCTGAGAGCGGTCCCGCTTCGGGAGTGGGGACCACGCGATGTAACCGCGCGTATCACTCCCTACTGTGCCGATAATGGCAATGCCGAAGTCCGTCAGCAGCAGCACCTTGGTGGAGCCGGGACAGTCCCGCATCGAGTAGTTCCAGCGGGCGACCGGCGCGGTCGCGATCCTCGCGTTCTGGTCCATCAGCGCCTCCGAAGGTTGAGCCGGCGGATTCGCATGAGGATGGCGTTGCGCGTCACACCGAGCTTCCGGCCCATGATGGTGTAGCTGTCCCCGGCCTCGAACAGCCGCATGAACTCTGCGTCCTTCTCGCCTCGCCACACGGTGATGCGGGACGGATGCGTCTCGCGCCGCTTCGGCTCGAAAAGGCGCAGGAGGCGTCGTGCGGCCTTGAAGCAGGCGCAGTCTGCCGGGTCGCACACCGCGATCCGGCAGCCCATCTCCGCAGCGATGACGTCCGCCATCTGCCCAGTGGTGGTGGGCACCTTCTCCTTCGTCATTCGCGGTCGGGATAGATGCCGTTGACGCAGATGATCCGGGTCGGTCTGCCCATCTGGAAGCCGTAGTGCTTGCGGCCCTCGGAGTCCACGAGGCGCTCGTCGGGCAGGGAGAACGTGGTGTGACCGTCCCCGCCGAACCGATTCCCCAGGATCGAGTAAAGGGCCGGGTACTGCTGGACGGGCAGAACCTTTCCGTCCGCCCAGGCCCAGTCGCGGGGGCAGAAGTTCCCCGCGAAGTCCATCATCTGGCCGATGTAGCCTTCCATCTGAGCTTCCCCTCTGTCTTCTGTTGTCTCAGCCGCCCAGGTCGGACGGCTCCCACTGCCGGATGAAGACGCTGCATCGGCAGTTCGGGTGAACGGGTGGCAGCGCGACTGGCCCCTTCGGCGTGGCGAAGGGTTCGGCGAACTTCACCCCCTCCTTCGGGTTCATGCCAGGGATGGGGGCGCACGATTCGCACAGCCTCTCATCCCTCGCGACGACCCACTGCCGCCGCACCAGGGCCTCGGGCACCTTGCCCGATTCGATGGCCTGTCGCCAAGCGTCCTGGACCCCCATCGCGTTCGTCCGAACGGCCTCGGTGCGGGCGATGGTGCGGGCGCGGAAGGCCTTGTACTTGCGGGCGTAGGCCCCGACCATCTTGTCGATCTGCGCCTTCGAGAGCGGCTTGCCTGCGGTCATGGCCCGCTTCAGTTGCCCGTCGAAGCGGAAGTCCCGCAGCCGCCGGGCGTTGATGCCGTCGGTGTTGTCCCCGTCCTCGTCGAGGATAGCGACCTGGGTGTTGTTCACCCGGTTCACCTTGTTGCCCAGGCCGAAGCTGCCGGCCGTGGTCTTGAGGTGGAACGTCTCAAGCTCCTTGCGGTAGTTCTGGACCGCCTTCGCCTGTCGCTCGGTGAGGCCCACGATCTGCTTGATCTGCCGGGCCGTCTCCTTCGGGTTGTCGCCGGCCGTGATGCCTGAGACTAGGACGCTGCGGATGGCCTCGCGGCTGCTGTCGTTGATCTCGCGGATGAGGCCCAGGCTGTAGGTCTGGAGCCACGTGATGAGACGCGGGTTCAGGCGGTCGAAGGCGAACTGGACGCCCGCGATCCGGGCGATGTTCCCGGCCGTCAGCGCGCCGGCCGCGTAGACCCCGTTCTGGACCGCAGGGGCCACGCCCGCGAAGGCGGCCTGGGCGGTGTCGAGCGAGAGCAGCGCCAGCACCTTGCCGATGTCCCGAGCTTCGAGCGCCTCGATGAGTGCCTGGAGTGGCACCGCGTCACCCATCGCCTCCAGGCCCGCCTGGATCGTCGAGGCAAGCTTCGGCTCCAGGCCCGCGACCAGGGCCTCGATGGCGGCCATCTGCCCTCGGTCCTTGCGCACCGGCTCGGGCAGCCCCTCCGGAGCGATAAGCCTCTCCCTGCGTGCCGTCGGAGAAGCGAAGAACGTCATCACCATGATATTTAGCCCTTGCATCTGCTGGCGCGTCTTGGCATGAACGTCAGCGTGATGACAACACGGGAAGGAGAGACCCGATGAACACCACCAACCGCGCCCCCACCTACTTCGAGGAGGAATACATGCTGGCCCGCTTCGAGGCGGCGATGTGCCGCGCGATGGGCCACACCGCCGAGATGCGCGACGCAATACGCCGGGCCTGGAAGTGGCGCCGGGCGGTTCGCCTCTCCAGCGGGGAGGCGTGAAGCTCATGATCGACAGGATCAAGGCCGAAGCCGAGCGGAAGATGGCGATTGTCGATGCGCTGAAGCCCCAGGACCGGGCGGTGGTGCATGAGATCGGCCTGCACGCCTTCTCGCGCCACCCGATGCACCGCACGGCCTACCGCGCAGCGAAGAAGCGGGCGGGCATCAAGACCCCCTGCCGCGCCACGCAGGACAAGCGGGCGACGGCTCTCCTGGCGACGGCCGGATGACCTTGGCCCTTGCCTCTTACAGCACGACGGACAGGCGCCGCTTCACCTTCACGGTGAGCGGCAGCCTCCAAGCGGGCTTGATCTACGTGACGCTGGTCCGCCGCCGCCGAGAGGACGAGGAGAAGTTCGAGCTTCGGGCCAGGGAGGTCGCAGCCAAGCGCAGCGGCGATCCTCGCCCCGTCCTGCATGAGGTGGAGCGATGGCTCCTCCCGCAAGGACGCTCAGTCCCCCGGCCCGGCGGGGCGTGATCCCGGGTGCAGCAGAGGAGAGACTGACATGGATGAGCAGCCCATCACGCAGAAGGCCGCACGCGAGATGCGCGCGGCGCTCCAGGCCATCGAGAAGTTCCCCCGCAGCGCGGAGAACTGCGACTTCACCTTCAGCGAGGCCGTCGCCGAGATGAGCGCGATGGCCCGCGATGCGCTCGTCAAGACGGGAGGCTGACATGGCGGTTGACTACGAGTGGTGGGCGGAGGAGTGCGACCGCGACCTCGATGCGGTGGCGCTGCACTTCTTCGAGACGCGCGCGGAGGCAGAGGCTCACCGGGCAGTCGCGGAGGGCTGCGTCGAGGTGAAGATCAGCCTCGTGCGAGATGTGTTCCGAGACGGCGACCTTGTGGACAGGCAGTGGGCCTATCTGAAGGGCGGCCGGCTGCCCACCGAGTTCAGCGGCGGCGCGAGGGTGCCAGCGCGGTTCCTCGCGGGGGAGGTTGGCCGGTGACGCCCCCCAAGGTGATGCGGAAGCTGCTGCGGCAGTACGAGGCGGCGGGCTTCACGGTCCGCCACATCATCCCGCGCAAGGGATCGCACTGGAAGGTCTGGTTCAACGAGTTCCCTGACCCGGTGTTCATGACCTTCCATGTGGACGACACGCGCGCCCTTGCGAATAACCTCGCACAACTCCGAAGGCTCGCGAGGGCAGCGTCAAGCGCGGCAGGCTGATCGTCCTGCCGGCTTGCGGGTGGCCTTCACGAGGGCGGCTGCGCAGGGCGCGTAGTCCGAGCCTCCAGCAGCACCACCCGACGCTCGATTTCAGAGATTGCGCGCGTCAGGTCGGCACGGATTGCCGCCCTGGCAGCGGCGGCGTCAGCGGCCATCTCAAGTCGGCCGCGCTCGATACCCGCCATGCTCCGCTCCCGGTCGAGCGTCATGTTCCCGCGAGCAATCGCAGCGTCCCTCTCGACCTGTTCGATCCGATTAGCCAGTTGCTCGCGAATCTGGGCCATGTCGATGGTCGTGCCCTGCGGCGGAATGGCCCGGTTGTCCTGCGTCACAACCACAGCGATGCGGGACTTCAGGATGGTGATCTCATTGTTGGCCGATGACAGGGAGGTCATCAGATAGACCACGCAACTGAACAGGATCGGGATGGCGGCGAAGACGACCTTCTCGATCAGCGCCCCCTTGGAGGCGTTGGCCGCCATCTGCTCCGACATCTGAGCCTGCTTGGCTGAATCAGACACAGTGATTCTCCTGCTACTGCTTCAAGAGCATGGTTAGCATGGTGAACCCCAAGCCTGCACCTCCCGTGATCATGGTCCCTGCGGCCCACATGAGAATCTTCTCGATCCTCTTGAGCCGCGCGTTGATCGACTCGTATCGCTCTGCGCAGACGGCCTCGTGTGTCATCAGCCGCGCCTTGAAGTCACCATCGTTCGCCGGGGCCATACCTCACATACCTTCCTCTTCGTCGGACGGCATCGGCATGCCGTCGGTTGTGTCGATGCCCGAATCCTCCTCAGCGGCCAGGGGAAGCCCGGCCACCGAGCGAAGGTGGTTTTCGAGGTCGCGGTCAGGGAACAGCGGCGCGCCGGCAGCGGTGAGCGACTGCACGTAGGCCCCAAGCTCCCCGATGTTCGGCTTCTCCAGGTCGCCGGGGACGATGGAGGGCATGAACCTGAAGTCGAAGCCGTTCAGGAACCACAGGCGCGGGAGAAGCTGGCGGTTCAGGACGTCGGCGATGGCCTTCGTGTAGCTCCCGAGCGCGGTGGCGAACAACGCGGTCTTGTCCGAGGACAGGGCGAACGAGCCGACTGCCTGCTGCCCCAGGAAGATGAAGTCGGCCAGGACGGAGGTGGCGATGCGGCGGTCCCACCTGTCGATGACCTTCGAGGTGTCGAACTGGCGCGAGCCGCCTGTCGAGAGCAGCTTCAGGTCGAACAGCGGGTTGCCGTTCTTGTCGCGGTCGGAGGGGATGATGATGCCCTCCTGCTGATCTCGGCGGATGCGAGTGACGAGACGCTTCCACCCCGCGAGCGTTTGCTTCTGGGAGGCGTCCGCCGACACGTCGAAGTACTCGCCGGGGATGAACCCCACCGGCAGGCCGGCGAGGTCGCGCTCGATACCGATGCCCTCGATCTCCTCGATGCGCTTCTTGAAGTACCACGCCCGGTAGGCGTTGCGCAGGATCGAGCGGCCCTCGGGGTTGTTGCGCTCGTCCGTCGTGCGGAAGAACAGCATCTTCTCGGCGGGGATGGTGACCATGCCGCCGTTCTGGGGCTGCTGCACCATGCCCAGGGTGCGGCCGTCCTCCTCGTCGATCTCCCACCGGACCAGCGAGGTCTGGGAGCGCAGGGAGATGGCGCGCAGGCCGATGCGGTTGTCGTTGTAGGCGGACTGGCGCGTCGGGTCGTTCGTCTGCATGCCGCCGCGCCGCTTCCAGATGATCTCCATCGGCGCGTAGCCGTAGGTGAACATCGTGCAGGCCTCGCCGATCACCGACGAGAAGGGGGCGGTCATGTCATTGATCACCTCCTCGACGAAGGACTTCCCCGCCTCACCGTCGGGCGTTTCGTCCACCGCCTGGACCCGCCACTCGCACTGGCGAAGGAGCGATGTGATGGCGAACAGCACGGCCCCGATGGTCGGGTCGTTGTCGGCCATCTCGCGGAAGGCCTTCGCCCCCCGCTCACCCCGGAGTTCGCGCAGGAACTCCTCATAGACGTAGCCCCCGGTCTGCTTGAGGCCGGTGTCGCCGATGACATTCGGGTCGAACTTAATACCCATCTGAATCTCCCTCTGCATCCAGCGCGCCGAGCCACGGGCTGATGCGAGCGGTGCCTACAGGAGCCACAGCGAAAGACCGTGGCGCGTGTTGTCGGTGATGTTCGACTGCGAGCGCAAGAGCCATCACGCAGTCGTCGTGGTGTCCTTCGGGCGCCCCATAGCGGACACCCGTCCTCGTGTACTGGTACTCGAACACGTCGAGTTCGGCCCGGATCGCCCCGTCCGGGAAGCGCACAGCCCCGGACTGGATGGCGACCGCGAGGCCCTCCATGAGCTTCTGCTTCGAGGACGACGAGAAGTGAAAGCCCTCGAAGGTGTTGTGCCGGGTCTTCTGAAGCCTCTCGACGATGGGATCGCCCACGCCCGTCGAGTCGATGAGGGTGGGCGTTCGCCCGACCAAGTCGAGGATGCGCTTCTCCGTGACATCCCAGGGACTCTGCCAGCGGGCGAAGCCTGAGACGGCGGCCTTGCGGTCCAGGCCGATCACCACCGTCCAGTCCACGGACTTCGCAAGGTCCACGCCGCAGGCGACCGGGGCCTCCTCGGAGAGCGTGCGGACTGTGCAGGCCTGGATCGCGGAGGTGCCGAACGGGTTCGCGCCGTCCTCGCTGGCCTCGGCCATGTAGAGTTCGCGGAACACGTTCTCGGGAAGCTGACGGCGGGCGTCGTCGATCTCCTCCTGGGCGAGGACGCCGCCCTTCACCGCGTCGAGCGCTGTGAGCTTCGAGAAGGCCATCCCCGGCTCCCCGGCCTCGGCGCGGCGGGCCATGCGGAAGAACCAGTTCTTGCGGCCCTTCACGTTCCCGATGATGCGCAGCGGCCCCCGGGTCGCGGTGAGGGTCGAGCGAACAGCGATGAACGAGTCCTCCTTCACGCGGGAGGCCTCGTCGATCACGGCGGCGTAGACGTCCTCGCCGTAGAGGTTGTCCGAGTTCTCACCGGACTTGAACCAGATGACAGCCCCGTTGAGCAGGCGGACGGTGAGTTCGGTCTCGTTCGCGGTGAAGATCGCCAAGGGCAATCCTCGCTTGAGGCGCCGGAAGGCGATCTTGGCCTGGGGGTAGACGGGGGCCACCCACCAGAAGTTCTGGCCTGGGGCGCCCGAGAGGGCCTGTTCGAACAGCCACGCGATGCAGGCGACCGTCTTGCCGGCCTTCGTCGAGGCCTCGATCAGTCCGTAGCGGGCGGGCTGCCCCGACGGGTCTTTGCAGTCGAAGATCGCCTCGCGCTGCTTCGGGTAGAGCCAGGGTCGCTCGTATTCAATCCGAGCCGCCATCGCGGTCCCCGATCTTCAGCGTGAACTTCACCGGGGCGTCGGTTTCGAGCTTGGCCTCGACGTTCGCGGCGGTGTCGCCCTTCCAGCCCAGGCGGGCCTTCGTCCACCAGATGGCGGCCGTGAGCGCCGCCTTGTTGTCCTGGGTCTGCGTCGCGATCCGGAACAGGTTGCCCACCACCTGGAGATGGGCGGCCGTCTGTCCCTCATGCCATTCCGAGGCGCAGTACTTGCGCAGGGTGGAGACATCCACCTGGAGGGCGTTCGCGACTTGATCCTGCGTCATGCCGGCGGCCGAGCCGAGGCGGACCAGCAGGCGGTCGCCGGGCTTCGGCTCCCAGGCGTGACCAGAAGGCTTCCGGGCGAACTGGCGCTTCCCCGCAGTTTTTTCGGGGGGCGGAACCTTGGGGGAGGGGGCGGCCTCTTGGGCCTTTCGCTTGCGTGGCACGGGCTATCACTCCGATGACATTCCGACTTGCTTTCCGTCGGGAAACGCGGTGTAGTATCAGCACGGTGATACACACCGGCAGGAGAGAGAGATGGAAAACAGGAATTGGATGTGGATCGAGGCCCTGGCGATGGCGACCATCGTGGGCGTGTTGCTCTGGGCGCTGGTGGGCTGAGATGGGCGGGATTCGCCGGGAGGTCGAGTACCTCCCCACCGAGGATGCCGAGGAGTACGCGCGGGTCGAGGTGGACTTCGAGTACCACTACCACCGGGGATACGGGGCGCGGCTGTTCAGCGCGATCCCGGAAGCCGGTGAGGCTCCGCACGCGGAACTGGTGGACTACCGCCGAGTGGATGGCAAGGAGATGGACGCTGCCCTGGATGCGGCGGCCCTGAGCCTCTGGAACGCGGTCCTTGGATACAAGATCGTTGAGGACATGATGTGGGAGAACGAGTGATGTCGGCGGCACCGATGGCGGGCGGGATTCTGCCCCCGGGCTTCGAGGCCCTGGTCGAGAAGATGGCGGCGCGCCATGCGCCCCCGAAGGCGGCGCGGAAGCGGCGAGCGTCCCCGCTCATGGCGGCAGCGGAGTCGGCGGTGGCTCGGGGTGAGATGCCCCCGGTTCTCGAGTTCGGGAGCCAGAGCAACTACACCTACAACCGGCACGCGGACCGCATCTACAAGCTGATGGTGGCGGGCGACCTTGATGGGCTTCGGGCCTTCTCGGTCGAGGGGCGCAACACCTACGCGCGGGCGCTGGTGCGCTACCGCGACCTCGCGATCCGGTGGCTCCAGCGGGGGATGGCCGAATGATGGCGCGGCTGCCTCAGCAGTCGGTGACGCTGGTGACGCTGGTGACGCTGCTCGGCCTCTCGGGGTGCGCTGCACCTCAGATGGTGGGCGAGGCCCCCCCGGGCTTCGACCCGGCGCTCTGCCGGGCGACGGCCACCGGATTCTCGCGGCACCTCACCATCGAGGAGCTTCGGGTCTGCACCCGCTTCAATCCCACGACGGGGCAGATTGGCCTCGCAACGCGGGGACCGATGTTTCATCCTGCCTCCTGGGGGCAGGCAAGGGACATCGCACCGACACCAGTCACGACAGGGAGGTTCTGATGGCGAGCGTGTGGACGACCAGGGCGGACGGTAGGAATGAGCGCCGGATCACAGGCGGTCTGACCCCAGACAACGCAATCGTCGCACTGGCGATCTTCGCGGATCAGTGGCGGACCGCTTACCCGGGGCGGACGCTGAAGTGGAACTCCAAGGTCGAGGTGAGCCTCGTCCAGGCCGGCGCGATCACGGGGCTGATGTGGTGCGAGTTCCTGTCGCCCCCCTCGGCCCAGGAACCGGGCCAGCCGAAGCGCCAGAGCGCTTAGGCGAGGTTCGCGTTCGGGCCGGGCAGCATCTCGGAGGAGACGCCGGCCACCTCCGAGACGCGGCGCCCCCATCCGCGCCCGAATGTGGCCCAGGTCGGAAGGGCCTGGAGGAACGCGAGACGCCGGGCGCTGTAGTCCTCGACGATCTCGGCGGCCGGCTTCGCGCGGACAGCGGCGAGCGTCTTCGGGCCGATGGCTCCGTCGGCGGGGACACCCGCCACCTCTTGCAGCCACTTCGCGGCGCGGCCCGGCCCTGAGTTGATGGCGGCGTCGAACACCGCGTAGTCCACCCCGGAGGGGAGGTCGTCTCCGCGCACCTTGTCCCAGTAGCGGGCCTTGTAGAGCGGGGCCACGTCGGAGGGCTTGAGGGCGCGCATCTCGGCCTCGGTGACCGAGCGGCCGACCCACTCCTCCCAGACCTTCTTCGTGCAGCCGAGGTTCGTCATGCCGCCCGGGTCCGCCGGGTGGTTCACGAACCCGCCCTCATGGTGGAGGACGGCGGCCAGGGCCTTGTCGAAGTTCTCGCGCATGGTTCTTCCTGTGGTGAGTGGCGCGCTGCAATAGGGAATCAGCGTCACCAGCGTCACGCGAGGTGGGCGCTGATGACGCTGGTGACGCTGATGACGCTGTTTTGGGATTTCTGTGCGGCTACCGGGCGCCCTTGAGCTTCCGGGAGGGCTTCGCCCCGAGCGGTTCCGGCTCGGCGTCTGTGGGCAGGGACTCGACGAAGCGATCCGCCGCAGCCTTCAGGCGGTCGAGGCCATGGACCGCGATGAACTGCTCGACGAGGTCGAGGTCGTCCTCCTCCAGGACTCCGGTGGGCGTCCCACCGACCACGGACTCGATGGCACACGCGAAGCGTCGGTCGGTCTTGGCGCGCTTCAGGAAGGCGCGCACCTCGGGGGCGTCGAGGACGCCCGGCGCGTTGTCATCCATTCGAGGTCTCCTTGCGCTTCTTCTTCGGCTTGGCGGGGGCCGCGACCAGGGCCTTGTCGGGCTGACGCTGCGCCAGGACTTCGGTGAAGGTCCGCCCGTCGCCTTCGAGGACGGCGGCCTTGCCGGTGAACTCCTGCCACCGCAGGACGATCACGTCGGCATACTTCGGATCAAGCTCCATCGAGCGGTTGATCCGTCCCTCCTTCTCGCAGGCGATCAGCGTCGAACCGGAGCCGCCGAACAGGTCGATCACAACCGCTCCGCGCGCGGAGGAGTTGAGAAGCGCTCGCGAGATAAGCTCGACGGGCTTCGTTGTCGGATGGAGTTCCGAGACCTTGGGGCGGGCGACGTTCCAGACGTCCGACTGCTTGCGGTCGGGCACCTGGACGATCCGGGGGCCGTCCTCGTTCCAGCCGTACCAGATGGGTTCGTACTGCGTGTGGTAGTCCTTGCGGGAGAGGACCAGTGAGTCCTTCACCCAGATGATCGTGGACGACCAGTGGAAGTGCGCGTCCCGCAGTCCCTTGTCGATGGACGGCCACTCCTGGGCGCTCATCACGACGTAGGCCAGGGCGCCCGGCTTCGTGGCCATGTAGAACGAGCCGCAGAACCCGGCCACGAAGGACGCCCACTTGTCCTTGTCCATGTGGTCGTTGAGGATCGTGCGGGGCTTGTAGCCCTGGGGGTTGCCCTGCTGGACGGCCCCGTAGTTCACGTTCCAGGGCGGGTCGGTGAACAGCATGTCCGCCCGCTGGCCCTGCATCAGCTTCTCGATATCGGTCGCGCTTGTGCTGTCTCCGCACATGATGCGGTGCTGGCCGAGAACCCACACGTCGCCCTGGACGGTGACCGGCTGCTCGGGGACTTCCGGCACCTCATCGGGGTCGGTGTTCCCCTCGGTCCCGGCGGGGGCGAGGAGCCGTTCGAGTTCGTCCAGGCTGAAGCCGATGAGGGAGAGGTCGAAGCCCTCCTGGTTCAGTTCGCCCAGTTCGAGCTTCAGGAGTTCGTTGTCCCACCCCGCGTTCGCGGCAAGCTGGTTGTCGGCGATGACGTAGGCGCGGCGCTGCGCGGGCGTCATGTGCCCGACTTCGATGGTCGGGATTTCGGTCAGGCCGAGCTTGCGGGCGGCCAGGACGCGGCCATGCCCGGCGATGATGTTCTTCTCCCCGTCGATGAGGACCGGGTTGGTCCATCCGAACTCCCGGATGGAGGCGGCGATCTGGGCCACCTGGGCGTCCGAGTGCGTCCGGGAGTTGCGGACGTAGGGGATGAGTTCGGCCAGGGGCCGATAGGTGACCGAGAGGCTGGTCATGCGGGGGCTTTCCAAAAGAAAAGGCCCGCTCCCCGGGAGAGAGTCGGGGGCGGGCCTTCACGAAGCGGAGAGAACGAGGGCTGGCGTCAGATAACCCATCGTGCCGCGCACGGTAGCAGCGAGCGCAGGGCGGGGCACGCCCTTTCTCCGTGCGTTCACATTTCTAAGATTAATTCCGTCCGATAGGCCGCTTTTCGCTTGCGGAGTCTCACGGAAATGATAATGTCCCTCTCACGGGCGACATTTCCAAAAGTAGCCCGGAGGAGAGAGCGATGAGCGGACCCAACAGCCACGAGATCGAAGTAGCCCAGGTGATGACCACCGACGGCAGCGATCACTACCACGTCCACAACTGGCGCACCGACCGGCATGTCTGCATCTGGCAGGACGGCGGCTTCATCCTCGCCTGCGAGAGCGCCGACGCTAAGTGCGACCGCCCCGCCACGGGCGCTACCGCCATCGAGTTCGACAGCTTCAAGGACGCCATCGCCCGCGCGCTCGACATCGCCGGGCGGGCCTGAACCGAAGGAGAGAAGCAGATGACCAAAGACACCAAGGCGCGAACCGAGGACGCCCTTGAACGTAGGGTCGAGCGCGAGATGGACGCCCTCGACCGGGCCTACATGCGCGGCGACATCAGCAAGGCCGAATACGACTGGCAGGTGAAGGCCCTGGACGCCTGGGCTGAGATTGTCCGCAGCCGCCCCTAAGCACGAACCAAAGGAGAGAACCATGAGCTACGCAATCGACCACACCAAGGGCGAGATGGTGGGCACGGTGTCCGCCCAGTGGGCCAGCCGGCCCGACGATGAGAAGTTCCTGAACCTGGGGAGCCTCCGCGCCCAGGTCGCGAAGTGGCGCGCCGAGTCCGAGATGCGGGTGGTGCTGCCCGAGGAGATCAAGGCGGGCTGGACCAGCGAGGATCAGAGCGGCCTCACCATCGAGGTGGAGGGCGCCCAGGTCCAGCCGAGCCACTGGGCCTTCGAACAGGTCTGCAAGGCGGCCAGCGCGCCGGCCTACTACCTCCGCACGCTGCCCGCGCCCCTCGCGGCGGTGGCGCTGAACTACGGCCTCAAGACGGCCGAGCAGAAGGAGGTGGGGGCCTACATCCGGCAGAACGGCTCGACCCTCCTGCGCGGCCTCACCAGCCCCCGCTACGGGCGCATCTTCGACGAGGATGTGGTCGCCGAGGTGATGAAGGTCGCCGGCCAGGGGACCGGGGACACGCGCTGGAAGGTGCCCGGCTGCATCGACTGGGCTGGCGCCCACGGGGTGGCCTACAACCCGAACGTCGAGATCACGAAGCAGAGCACCACGCTCTACGCCTCGGACCGGGACATCTTCCTCTTCCTGGTCGATGACCTGAACCCCATCGAGGTCGGCAAGCTCGCCAACGGCCAGCCCGATCTGATGTTCCGAGGCTTCTACGTCTGGAACAGCGAGGTCGGCTCGCGGACCTTCGGCTTCGCCTCGATGTATCTCCGGGGGGTCTGCCAGAACCGGAACCTCTGGGGGGTCGAGGGCTTCCAGGAGGTGACCTTCAAGCACACGGTGAAGGCGCCCGAGCGGTTCGCGGCCGAGGTCGAGCCGCTGCTGCACTCCTTCGCCGAGGGCGGGACGACCAAGCTGGTCGAGGGGGTCCAGGCGGCCAAGGCGGTCGCCATCGGCAAGGAGAAGGACGACAAGCTCTCCTTCCTGGCCCGCCTGGGGTTCAGCCAGAAGGCCGCGCAGAACATCCTCGACACCATCCTGCTCGAAGAACAGCGCGAGGCCGAGAACGCCTGGGACATCGCCCAGGGGATCACGGCGGTGGCGCGGACCATCCCCTTCGCCGATCAGCGGCTCAAGATGGAGTCGGTCGCCGGCAGCCTCCTGGACAAGGTGATCGCCTAATGCCGCAGGGGCGGGGCCAGCGCCCCGCTCCTCCCCCGCTGATCTTCGACGACGAGGTGGACCGCGCTCGGGCCGCCCGGGAGGCCGAGGAGCGGCGGGTGGCGGAAGCGCAGGCGGCGAGGGAGCGGCGGAAGGCCGAACTGCGGGCGGCCATGCCGATCACGGCCCAGTGGGTCGATCTGGTGCGCTCGCACTTCGGCGAGGACTGCCGGGTGAACTGGGCCATCGAGAACGGCATGACCGTCGGCCCAGTACCGGAGGAGGCGCTGCGCAGGCACGGCCTCTGGAAGGGCGACGACGAAGCGAAGGGAGATGAGCATGACCAAGCGGCGAGCGGGCATCCCGGAGGGGGCGACTAAGGCCCACCCGCTGATGCGGCCTCTGTTCGAGGCCATGGTCGAGCAGCGATTGACGGTGGGTGATGTGGCAGACGCAGCGGGCGTGACGCAGGCCTCGGTGTTCCGGTGGGCACAGGGCGAGTGCCCGACACTGCTGAACGCCGAGGCGGCCCTGAACGCCCTCGGCTGCCGTCTGGTGGTCACGCGGATGACGCGGGGCGAGTTGATCGAGCAGCTTGGTGAGCGCCGGGCGCTGACCATCATGCGGTCGAGGCGATGGAAGTGAGAAGGAAGGAGAGAGGCTGATGTGGGTGTTCTTGAACGACGCGTTCCTGTCCATCGTGGATGAGAGCGCGAAGAAGCTGCGGATGAGGAACCGGGCGCCGAGCCTGGACGATCCGCTGCTGGTGCGGGCCAGGGTGAAGGGCGACATCGAGCGGGTCTTCCCCGGCACACGGGTGGTCGAGAACGAGGCGACCGACTACCGCTTCCGGGCGGTGGTGAGGCGCAGCGACGTCGCCCAGGCGATCTACGACGAGGCGATGCGGATCGACTACGGGAACTTCAAGGCCTCGGTGGAGGAGGACGACAGGCACGACGTCTACGCCGAGGTCTGGAACGCCCACTTCAGATGGCAGTCTCGAACTGCGCGGTTCGGCCGCCAGCGACAGTCGCTCGGTAGCGGTCCACTGCCTGGAGAGCTTCTCGGAGAAGGCCCATCCCCCGGCGCTCGGAAACCCCGAGCCGGCGTGCCGCTTGCTTCGCCCACTCCCCATAAAACGTCACCCGCTCCAGGACGAACCAAGCCTCGAAAGGCATAGAGGCCTGAAGCTGGCAGAGGGCCGAAAGGCTCTCTGCCTGCGTCCAGGTGAACCGCCAGTTGTCGGCATAGCTCGACACCCCGTGGAACGCATCAAGGTTCACCGCCGCATAGCCCGAGCCGTGGGCGCGGTAGTGCAGGGAGTGGACCCACTCCGCGTTCTGCGCCTCCCCCCGCGAGAGTAGCCCCCGAAGGTAGTACCAGCGCATCAAGTCCTCCGGTGGAGCCGGCCGCTTGTGTGCCGGCTCCTCGGGGGCGTTCGCGTCCTGGGCGGGCGCCTTCGCCTTGCGCCGTTTCACGTGAAAACCTCGAAGCGGCGCTTCTCGAAGTGGAACTCCGCGCGCACCTCGCCAGGGGTGCCGATCTCATCGTGATATCGAGACTTCGACACCCGGATGATGGAACTCTGGGGCGATTCGCGGTGCACCACGATGCCCACGTCCGCCTTGTTGTACCAGTGGGCCGAGTCCGAGATGTCGTAGAGCGTCGGGATGCGGTAGTTCCCGTTCTCGTCCTTCGCCTGCTTCGAGGGGTGGGCGACGACGATCAGATGCGTGTTCGTCTTCTTCGCGAACCTTTTGAAGGTCTTGATGGCGCGGCCGGTGTATTCGGTCAGGCTCTCGCCCGGCGCCCGAGCGTGGTCCATCTCGTTCCAGGGGTCGATGACGATCACCCGCGCTGCGAACTGGGTGCAGGCGGCCTCACAGCGGTCCAGCACCCAGTCGAGGTCCACATCGGCATCGTCGTCCGGGACGAGGAAGCTGAAGTGCTTGTCGATCCAGCGGTCCACCTCGGCAAGCTGTGCCGGCTCGGCATACTGGGCCGGCTTGCCGAGCTTCCAGGTCCGGAGGTTGCGGCGGTGGTCGCGCTGCGGGGCCTGCTCGAAGGAGGCGAAGGCGACGTTCAGGTTGTGGTTCTGGACCAGCCGGCAGCAGAGGTCGTTCACGAAGCTCGACTTCCCGTGCGACGGGATGCCTGTGAAGACCGCGAAGTCGCCCAGGCGCACCCGGTAGTGGTCGCGGAGCTTCTCGATGCCGATGTCGAAGACCTTCGCGTCCGGGACAGGCGGCAGTTCGCTCATGCGGTAGATGCCGCTGACCTTCATCCACTGCGCGCGGTTCAGCGTCTCCACGACGCCGCGTGCCCCGAAGATCGCCAGCACCTCGTTCAGGTCTTTCAGCCGGCGGGTCGGATCGTCCGGGTTCTTCGGGTAGGTGACGAACTTGCAGCGATGCTTCCCGAGCCGCAGCGAGAGGTCGTGCAGGAGGTTGGCCCCGGCGTCGTCGCCATCGACGGCCAGGATGATCTCCCGCGCCCGGTCGATGGAGAGCAGCGGCTTGATGGGATCAAGCCAGTTGTACTTGTCGGAGTCGTTGTCCTCGATCTTCTTCGCGGGCGCGCCGTCCGGGACGGAGATGACCCGGCCGAAGCCGCTCTGGATCGCGGCGATGGCGTCCAGTTCGCCCTCGGTGATGATGAGGGGCTGCTCGACGAGAGTCTCATCGCGCAGGACGTCCTCGTTCCAGGCGCACTTGATGGCGCCCTTGTCCTGCCAGAACCGCTTGTCCGCCCCGGTGGTCCGCCGCTTGCGGTTGACGACCACGCCTTCGCGGAAGAAGGGGATCGCAAGGGCGTCACCACCACCGCTGCTTTCGCTGTGGAGGCCGAGCTTGGACGCCAGTTCCGGGTCGATGCCCCGGGCTTCGAGCCACGCCGCGTGCCGCAGATTGAGCGTTCCCTCGGTCATTGTTGTTCTCTCTCCTGCCAGTTCCGCCGGCCCAGTCGCAGTGAAGGCAGTGCCAGACCGCCTCCCCCGACTCCAGCCGGCCGTTCTTGATCGTGGTGGGGCCGAGCGCGACGCTCAAGCACCGCTTGCGTCTGTTCGCGGGCGACCTCGTCGGGCTGCATTGGGGGCAGATCGCGTAGTGGTTGCCCGGGGTGTAGCTGCGGAGCGAGATGCCCTGCTCGCGCAGCCGGTCGAAGGCGTCGGTCATCCGCCGACTCCCATCGGCACGTAGCCGCCACTGCGATCCGGCCCGTTCGGGTTCACCACATCGGCCCATCGGCCCTGGTTGAGCCACGTGGTGGGGTGAGGGAGGTATCGCTCCTCCTTGCCCTTCATGCGGGCCGCGAAGGCGGCACACGCGGCCTGGATGGCGCCGGCCGGGTCATCCCCGCCGGCCTGCTTGCAGGCCCGCTCCCAGGCCGACAGCGCGGCGATCTTGCCCACCCTGCGAGGGTAGGTCTCCCACCATGCTTCGAAGGCGGGCGGATAGCTGATGCCCTTGCTCGCACGCTCGCCCCCCTTTGGGGGCTTCGGGGGAGTGTTACTTGTAACTGTCTCTCTCTCTGTCCCTGTCCCTGTCAGTCCGGTTACACGCTGCGACGAAACCGCGCTGTAACCAGTTACATCGTCGGGGGGTTCCGGGTTACCGCGCTTCTCGCGCCACGCCCGAATCTTCTCCTTGTCTTTCAATCGCTTAACCGCCGCCTGCTGCTTGCGGTCCCAGGCGTCGATGGCCTTCGATGCCAGCACCGGGTGGTAGAAGCGGCCATCCGATGCGAGCCTCCAGGGCTGCATCACCCGCTCCTTGATGCGCCCCCAGGTGGCTGCATCAACGCGCGCGAGGTGCATCAACACCACATCATTGGTCGGCAGCGATGCGGCGGGAACTTGGTGCCATGCCTCGGCCCAGAGGTGGAAAGCCGCGAGCGCGGCCATCGGCTCCTCGACCGTCGCGGTGATCCACCACTCGGACCGCAGCAGGCGGCGAACGTCCAGCGGCATGAAGTCGAAATCGCGGAGGTCGCAGTCGGCCGGCACGAGGGGTGGGGTGTCTCCTTCCATTGGTCACTTCTCTCCTTCGGACGCAGGGCGAACCCTGCAACGCCGGCAGTCGAGTATCATGTGTTTGACATGCGATCCAGAAGGATTAGGGCTTCGATGAGTATTCCATGCGTCCGCTCAGACCTCGGTGATAGAGATTCCGTGGAGCGCAAGGAGCAGTTTCGCCTTCAAGCGATAGATGGGAGTGCGAGTGGGGTCGCTCTTCACATCTTCGATTACGACCTTTCCTGCTGAGTCCTGGTAACGAAAGTCGGCGACGTAGGTCGCGACCTTCACCCCGTTCACGACGAGCGGGAACCGGGGCTGGCATTCGAGCGATGAAATGGTGCCAATTCTCTGAAGCAGGGCGAGTTCGGCGTATCTGGCTGCCTCGCGCTTAGACGCGAACCGCCTACCGTCCATTTCGACGGCCTTGTTCCCGTACTTGGATCGCGAGGGGTGGATGGTGATGTTTTTCATCACCTTAATGGATACGACGAAGGGGTTTTTGTCCATGACAAACGTCATTGCGGTGATAGTATGAGAGAAACAGCTAAGGTAAGCGCGCTCAAGAAGTTCATGGACGCCCGGGGACTCAAACCCCACCCCTGGGCGAAGGCAGCGGGACTCCGGTCCTCGACGCTCTACAATTTCCTGTCTGGAACTTCTCGGAGTCTCTCCACGGAGACCCTCGAAAAGCTCGCAGCAGCGGCCGGCGTCACGGTCGATGAACTCCTCGGGAACCAGCCGCTCAGGCGCCCCTCCGAAGCCAATTCGAAAACAGTGCCGCTGTTGTGGACAGTCGGCATCTACGGAAGGCTTTTCGAGATGGAGCCAAAGACCAATATCGCGCGCCCAGTGGGCATCCCGACGGACGCCAAGGTCATTGCTGCGCGCATCGACGGAGATGGCTTGCACCCAGTTCCGCCGGGCTGGACCGTCTTCTTCACTGAGGCGCCGGCCGCAGCGGAGTCCCTGGTAGGGAAGGTGGCCGTGGTGAAGATTGTGGGCAGCACGCAGATGATGGTCCGCGAGATTCGACGCGGCACCCAGGCGGGCCTCTACACGCTTCTGTCTTGGAGCGCGTCCCCCATTGAGAACGTCGAGATTTCCGCAGCCCATCCTATCCTCGCGATCACGCAGCCGGTCTAAACATCGGACGGCGATAGTATCATGAGGATGAGCATTCTGCTTGCAGGCATATCATTCCCGTGACATACTCCAGCCATCCCGACATGGGGTGTCTTGGAGAGAGTCATGGCGCATGTGGCAGTGCAGAGCGAGGCCGAATGGCTTGCGCTCCGCGAAAGCTTCGTCGGAGGCAGCGAGGTTGCCTCCCTGTTCTACA